CTACTTCCGTGGCACATTGGCACCGATCTTGCCCCGGAGGTGTGCGTGGCCCGTCGTCGTCTTCTCCCGGCTCTACGCCAGGCGTTCACTAGCGCGTCGAACTCCGGGGACCTCGACACCCGCATCGTGTCCGGCCCGTCCGGGTATGTGGTGCCCGGTCAGCCCTACCCGGTGGACTGGTCCGTGGACCGGGCGGTGCGTGAGGGCTACTCGTGGAACCCCTACATTTTCCGGTGCGTCGAGTTCGTCGCCGCCAACGAACGCGCCCGCCGCATGGTGCTCCGCGCTGATGACCCCGACACCGGGCCCATCATCGAAGCCGACACACAATCCCGGGAGCAACGCCGGGTCCTGCGCGTCCTAAACCGTCGGGCGAATGAGTGGGAGATCGCCCAAGTGTGGCGGCACCGATTGACCGCCCAGTTCATGCTGTCATCCCGTGGGGTGTTCGTTGAGGCTGTCCGTACCCGCTCCGGTGGTATCCACTCCGTTTACCTACTGGACCCCGATCGGGTCCTGCCCGTCCCCGGTCGCCGAAAAAAAGACCCGAATGACCCGAATGAGCGCGGTGTCGTCGTACCCATCGAATCGTTTCGGGTGGAGACCGCTGTAGCCAACGGCGCCCCCCACTGGGATTGGCGTCCCCCGTTCGACCCTGATGCCACCGCCGAAACCCAGCCATCGGGCATCGTGTGGTTGCGTTCCCCGCACCCCACCATGTTCGAGCGGGGAATGAGCCCCGTGGAGGCGGCGGGACTGTCCGCTGACCTCGACAGATACGCCAGATTGTATAATCGGCGTTTCATGATGGAAGACGGTCGCCCCGGTGGGGTCCTCGCCATCAAGGGCGACCTCGACCCTGCTTATGAGGAGATCCTCGCCAACCGGTTCCGGGGCGGACCGGATGTCGCGAACTCCCGCACCACCGTCATCCAAGCCGACGACATGGCTTGGACCGACACGTCAGGAACCCCGCGTGACACCCAGTGGGGTGACACGATGGATCGGACGAAACGCGAGATCTGTGTCGCGTTCGGATTACCCGAATCGGTGGTGTCCGATTCGTCGGGGGAAACGTTCGACAACTCCGATGCTGATTACGCGAAAGCGTGGGAGCATTGCATGTTGCCGCTTTTCCGGTTGCTTGACGGGCAATTGGATGTGATCTCCCCCGGTGGTTATGACGACGACACGTTCCTCAACCATGACGTGTCCGACGTGTGGGTGCTGGGGCGGCACAAACGCGCCGAGGAAGACCGCGCGGCCGCCGACCTGGACCGGGGCACCATCTCGATCGACGAGTACCGGGAGATTTGTGGCCGGGACCCGTGGAATGTGCCCGCGACCCGCGTCCTGTGGATCCCGGCCGCTCGGTTGGCTGTCGACGACGGGGAGGCCGCGCACGACGGGGACGCTCAGGCCGCGTCCACCGCACCGATCGGCAACGGCCAGTTGGGTGCGGCTGGAATGTCCGGGGGTGCTGGTGCGATGGGTGGTGCTGGGGTTCCCCCCGCGTTGCCGCCCGGGTTCGGGGTGGACCCCGATGCGGACCTCGACGGCGCCGGTCAGGGCACGGGCTCCGTTCCGATCCCCGGCGCACCCGGCGTGCCAGTACCGGGGGCGGCCGTACCGGGACCCATGCCGCGCCCAGCGCGCCCCCCAGCGATCGGTGGTGGTGGCGGGTTCGGTCCGCCGAGCCAGCGTGCTGAAGCCCAGCAGGGCCGGATCGTGCCCGGTGGTGGTTTGACGCAGGTCAAGAGTGCGGAGGGTGAGCAGAGCGGGGGGCGACCTCCCGCTCGCCGCTGACGAGCTTCCCGACCTGGATCCGGCGCAGCTCATGGTGTTCGAGGCACCCCCGGACCCGCCAGCGGGCCCGATCCGGGACGCACTCGCGGATGACGGGTCGGCCCGGATCGACCGGGCGGTGGCCCTGATGGATGCGGCGATCAGCGGGTACAACGAACGCTTGGCCAGTGTCGTCGAGGCCCGGATGCGCAGCCCGAAGACCCGTAGGGGCACCCGCTTCTGGACCCAGGCATCACCCGATGGGGTGAAGTCCGTATTTTTCCGAGGGGTAACCGACTCTTCTGCACATATAAGCCCCGTAGGGGTCGAGCTAAAAACCCTCGACGCGTCCTACGTCCTCCCGGAGCGCACCGTCGACGAACTGGCTGACGTCGTCCGCCCCGTGTGCCTGCGCATCGTCGCTGATGCCTCCGGCAGTGTCGCCAAGGCACTCAAACGCCCCAACACTGGTCTGGCGGCGTTCGACTGGTCCGACATTGCCGCCACTGTTGATGACGCCGTGAAACGCATGCTGGAGGTCAACGAACGCCACGCCCGCGACATCAGGGGCGAGATCCTCCGCGCCGACTCCGACGCCGAGTCCCTGTCGGTGGCGATCGACCGGGTCACCGAAGCCACCCGGCGCGGTGGCCGATGGCTACTGCTGGCCGGGCGCACCCTGGCCACCGCGCTCGCCGGGGACGCCGCACTGGGTGCCGCCCGCGCTCTGGGGGTGACTCACACGCAGTGGTTGACCCGCCACGATGACCGGGTGCGGGAAACGCACCGGAAGGCTGATGGGCAGCAGCGGCCGGTGGGAACAAAGTTTCAAGTCGGCGCCTTTCGCCTGCGGTTCCCCGCCGACCCCGAAGTCCTCCCCGAGGGTGCGCGGGAGGTGTACGGATGCCGCTGCTCACTACTGTTCGCCCCACCGTCCCCGCAGCGCGTCAAAGCGGTCGCGTTGGCCACCCGGGGCACCCCGACCGCCGCGAGGGGGCTACTCCGTGCCGCAGCAGGCGACGACAACCCAGCATTGGTGCTCGGAGCACCAGAACTGGGTGCAGGCATGTCCATTCCAGCAGTGCCAGTGCCCCACGATGTTGTTGGCTACCGGGCGCTCGGCGCGGCGATCCCGGTTGCGCCTGGTCAACAAATCTCGTGGCCGGGACCACTCGCGTTAGCTTTGGCGCCCCCGGTGGTGGCCGGTGCGGCCGTGCTGGCGGTGGTGATCCCAGCGGGCGCGATCGTGGGGGTTGCGGGTGGGGCGGCGGTACTAGCTGCGGGTGTGGTGCTGTCAGTAGCGTCGGTGAGCGCTGGTCAGGTGGTGGCTACACCGGTGGTTCCTGCCGCTTAGCCCTCAGACTGGCGCGGTGTTCCTGCGCCCGCTGTTCCGCGTCACGCTTCTGGGAGATCAGGCGGTTGTGGACATGGCTCATTCCGTAGAGGACGCGGGCGGCGATGGTTTCGACCGCCCCGTAGTCTCCGATGGAGCCGTCGAGTAGGTCGTTGATCGCGTAGGTGACGACGGTTGCCTGCACGATCGGTGCCCAGCGGGCGAGCAGGTCTAAGAACTCCGGCAGGGAGTCCACGCGCAGGATGGGCCAGACGTTGAAGTGGTCGTTGATGTCGATTAGGTAGGACTCGGTGCCGTCGGCGTGGCGTCTGCGCCAGGTTTTGAGCCACATGGGGCCGCTTACGCTGCCGATCTCGGTGTGCCCTTCCCAGCCTTGTGACTTGAGGTATTCATCCTGGTCGAGGTCGGTGTTGTCTGCCCAGTTCGCGCAGACGTCGTATGGCTCCCATTGGCCGTTGATCAGGCGCATGGTCGGTCCCCTCGTGTGGTGTGGCCGGAACTGGTGGCGTCGAGTGTATGCCCGACTAGTCGTGTCGCCGGTGGTCGTGACCTGGGCCGGTTACAGTGCGGCCATGATCGGTCTCATCGTTGTCGCATTGGTGCTGTGGGTGATCCTGGGTGTGGTCGGTTTCGCCGTGCACGCCTTGATCTGGCTGGCTTACGCGGCCATCGTGTTGTTCGTGGTCACTGCCATTTTCGGGGCGGTCACCCACGGCCGGTCCCGGCGGTAACGCAGCGAAACCCGGCCAGTGGTTCTGACCGGGCTCGCCTGCGAATGCAACCCCTTGAGGAAGGGACCTACAGGGGTGAAGACTACTCCGTTGAGCTGATACCGGGCATGGTCGGCGGGTAGTCGTGGTGGGCGACGCTGGCGGCGACGGCCACGGCGAACGTGAGGGCCAGGGTGGTCGCGGCGAGCGCCAGGTAGCTCAGGATCAGTCCGGCGACGGCGAGCCCGTTTCCGCCTTCCCCGGTGGCGCGGATCTCTTTGCGGGCCAGGTGGCCGAGGACGATTCCGGCTGGCCAGAAAACGAACGCGAAGACCAGGGACAGGATCGCGAGGGTGTTGGTGCGAGGCGCCGGGGCCGGTAGCGGGGCCGGTGCGGTGGTGACGGGTGTGGTCATTGGTGTGCCTTTCGGTCGGTCGGAACGGTTACGTCGACTACATCGAACTGTTGGGCGTGCGCGTTACAGTTGTCTTCCTAGCGCGCACCCACTAGAGTTAGGGGTGTTCCGAGCCACCCGACAAGGGAGCCACATGACCACAGCACTCGCCACCCGCCCCAGCGCCACCGCACTCCTCGGCGCCGACGTCCGACACACCACCAGCGCCGCCCAAGCACTCCAAGTCGCGGGCCTATCCGGCCTCAACGTCGTCAAAGTCCCCGTCGTCACCGCCACCCACGGCGTCCTCGTCGAAAGCCGCTACGCCCTGGAAACCCACCAGCGCCCCCTGCCTGGGGTCACCGTCGGGGAAGACTTCGAGGTCGTCCAGTACGAGGAGAACGCCGACCTACTCGATGCGCTCGCCCGCCGCCTCGGCGCCAGCTTCGCCAACGCCGGGGCCCTCACCCTGTCCCGCGCGTTCGTCGCCCTAGAACTCCCCGAAGCCGTCATGGTCGGCCCCGACAAACTCATGATCACCGTCGCGGCGTTCATGGCCCACGGCAGCGCATCCAACTATCTCGTCCCCGGCGCCTGCCGCGTGATGTGCGCCAACCAACAAGACCAGATGCTCCGCGAAGGCCGCGACTACAAAATCACCATCCGGCACACCGCCAGCGCGCACGAACGCACCGCCGCCGCCGAAGACACCCTCATGGCCACCGTCGCCAGCATGGATCACCTCGCCATCGAAGGCGAGATCATGCTCGACCAGCCCGTCACCGTCACCCAGTTCCGGGACATCGCCGACGCCCTCTACCCCCTGGGTGGGGACTCCAAATCAGCGCAAACCATCTACGACCGGCGCATCGAAGTTCTCACCAGTATCTTCACCGGACCCACCAACACCAACATCGCCGGGACCGCGTGGGCCGCCTACCAAACCATCGCCGAGTACGTGCAGTGGGCGATGAGTGTGCGCGGTGCCAGCGACACCGAACTCGACCACGCGCGGGCCCGCCGCGCGCTGACCTCCGGGACCGCGCACGCCACCCAGGTCAAAGCCTTCAACGTGATCCGTGACATGTTCGACCTGGCCCTCTAACTCCACAGACTCCCAGGGCACGCTGCCGGTCGGCAGAGGGACCGCCGACCGGGGCCGCAAGCCCAATCGCCGGGTGGGAGCCGGTGTGAGACCTGGTGGGTACGGGACCCAGTGAGTACCAGGGGCAGCGCGCTTAGGTGCGGGGAAGGCACCGACCGGCTGGGCGCGACCTTGATCAGTTGCCCCTGGTCACCAGGAAACGGGACGGTCCCCCTGCCTAGTGGCACTGGGCAGGGTGACCGCCCCCATCGTTCCGGCCACAATTTTCGAGGAGAGCCCATGGCTAGGCGCAAGGCGGGGCACCGTCAGGTCACCCCCTTCTCCGACCTGCCCAACTGGTTGGCGATCAAAGTCACCGCCCAACGGCAAGGGTGGGCGGCGGGGCAACTCCGCTCCTGTGTCCACGATCCGAAACCTGGGCGCGCACCTGTGCACATGTGTGCATGGAAACCCGAACTGGTGACCTGCGCTGACTGCACGCACCTGTTCGTTGTCGTCGAATCCGGGGACCGCTGTGACTGCTGTGAGCGGGTCACCGCAGGCACCCCCGAGGATCACACCGAAGGGTTCCGCATGCGCGTCGCCGACGTCACGTACTGGGCTGTGGTGTGCCCGGTGTGCAAGAAGGACATGACCCGGGCCTAGAGCCGCGAAAGCCCCGCAGATGCGCTACGCGCACGGGGCGAGGCTTCCCGGGTTCCGGCCGCACCGAGGAGACGACACGGAGGTCTTACTGCCGCCATTGCTTACGACAACCTCTACGCGTCAACCGATGTTGCGAGGCCGAGTGTAGCACTAGGGGTCCGACTGTTTCCAGATCGCGCGGCGTGCCCCCTGACCACCCCTGGCCGTGGCTGACACCATGCGTCGCGTGCAGCTCTGTATCGGTGACCGCGTCCACTATCGGTCACATGGCAGCCCGATCCTGATCGACGGCACCCAAATCCATGCCCCCAAGTGTCGTCCCGCTGACGTGATCGAACACCTGGGCGCCGAGGTGTGCATCCTGTTCGTCAAAAACCCGTCCGGGGTTTTCTTCGACGACTGCCGTCATGACGAGACCCGTTGGCCTGATGCGCCCCCCGGTGAAGGCGGAACCTGGCACTACCCGTGTGACGTCAGCCCGTGACCGCCGAGTGCGCGCCCGGGTGCGGCGCCTGCTGCGAGACGGTGGTGATGGTCGTGCCCCCGGAGGACATGGAGGGACCGTCGGGGCCGTTCGCGCGGGAGCACTGGCACGTGTTCGAGAAGCTGGACAATCCCGAGTCGCCGACCGGGATCGAATACCACCTGCGGTGTGACCAGTTCGACCCGCATACTCGACGCTGTGGGGCGTACGCGGTGCGGCCACCGATCTGCGCGAACTACCCCCACTACGGGTCACCCATGAAGCCCGGCCACTCGAAGGCCGACGCGATCCCCCTGGTGTGCGCGTTCCAAGCTGATGTGCGCCGGGTTCTGCCCCTGGTGGCGATCAATGGCCGGTGAACCCGAGGTGGTCGCTACTGAGGCGCCGTCACCGACGGATGACCCGGCCACCGGGCACACCGGGGGCATGCTGGCCCTGGTCCCCGACAATGTCGACGAACTCGCCGTCGAGGGTGGCCTGCCACCGGGGGAACTGCACCTGACGTTGATCTACCTGGGTGATGATGTGACCACCTGGCCACCCGAGCAGACCGCGCACCTCAAAGCCCTGATCCAAGCCAGCGGACCGGGGTTGGATCCGGTATCGGCCCGCATCATGGGTCACGCCCTGTTCAACCCCGATGGGGGTGCTGCCGGGGACAAGAATCCGTGCGTCGTCTACCTGGTGTCCGACACGCCCGACCTGGAACCCCTGCACAAATGGGCCACCTGGACGACGACGACGGGCGAGAATTACCCGACCCCGCCACCGCAGCACACCCCGTTCATTCCGCACATCACAGCGGGGGAGGACACCGGGGTCGACGAGTTGTCCTACACCGGGCCGGTGCGGTTCTCGACACTGCGCCTGGCGTTGGGTGATGAGGTGACCGACGTCCCGTTGGGCGGCGGCGATCAGGAGGCTGACGTGCCCGGAGTTCAAGCGAAGTCGATCACGTTTACGCCCCCGAAAGCGGTCCGGGACGCCGCGTGGGACCTCGACGGGCCGGTCGCTGCTGATGTTGTCGAGGGCAAGGCCCTGGACGGTAATGGTTTGGCGTGGGTCGCGGCGCACTGTGGGCAGGCCGGTCGGGACTGGGCGCGGGACATGCTCGGTCGCGTCGAGGTCAAAGCCGACATGAACATGGGCCGGTACGCGGGCGGGGAGCACCCGAAGCTGGACAGTATCGAGGCCCTGCACAAGGCGGTGGAGGAGCACGGAAACTGCCCCCCGGAGGACCGTCCGGCGCGGGTCCGCAAACTGCGGGCGCGGGCGAAGGAACTCGGTGCCAGCGCACACACCTACTCCCGGATCGACACCCTGGAGGGGGCGAGCACCGACGGGTCCGGGATCAAGGATGTCGACGACGGTGATGTGGAGTTCAAGTCGTGGGCGCCCGGCAACTCGGAACCTTCACCGATCCCGCACCTGGCCGCGTTGGGGCAGGCGATTACCGCGCATCCGAAGGTGCGGGACTCGCACAAGGCCAAGCACAAGAAGCATCTGGCTGCTGAGGCGCAGCGCCTGGGCGCGGGACCGGACGTGCACGCGAAGATCGGGTACCTGGAACCGCACTCGTTCTTCAATCAAACGAAATCCTTGGACGACTACGATGTCGAGTTCAAGGTCACGTCACCGGCGCCGGGGGCGTCGAGGTTGCGGGAGTACTGGGCGCGTAACCCGAAGGGCCGCGCGAAGTGGCGTCCCGGTAGTGGTGGGGATTTCAAGCGCCTGCGCCGTCATCTGGCGAAGTACGTGCACAATCCGAAGATCCTTAATGGGTTGACGGCGAACATTCACAAGATGGCCACCGGTGTGTGGCCTGGTAAAAACGCGCACACGATCCGGGAGAAGCCCGGTAAACCACTCACCTACGGAATCAAATCACTGGTCGCGTGGGAATCGGTGGAGCAGAAGACCGCCGCCACCGATGTGGACATGGCGGAGTTGTTCGCCGGGATCGAGGACTGGGGGCGCGAGTTCGTCACCGACGACGCGGAGGCCTACTTGGCCGCGCTGGCCGAAATCCAGGGCGACACCCCCGACGATGACATCGAAGCCCCCAGTGATGTGGAGCGCACCGCCGCGCTGGCCGCGCTCGGCGCGAAACTGGTTACCGACCCGGACCCGCAGGTTGAGGTGTCCGACAATGTCCAGGACACCGCACCGGACACCCCGGACATCGAACCGGGTGACCTGGCCAGCTTGTTCACTGATGCCCCCCCGGCTGTTGAGGCCCCAGCGTGACCACCACATTCCCTGATGACATCGAGGTGTCCGGGGACGTCCCGGACGATCTGACCGCGCTGGAATGGAAGTCCCTCCCGGCCGGTGAGACGTCGTCGCCGCTGACGGGGGTCATCGACCACAACGACGCGGACGGCACGATCACCGCACTGGTCGCGGTGACCGGGGTGAAGGATTCGGTCGGGGACGTCATCGTGCCCGGCAGTGCCGATAAAGCGGTGAAGCGATTGAAGCCCAAGGGGGTGATGTCACACAACTGGGGGGATCGGGTATCGCGACTGATTTGGCATAAGGAACTGATGCCGGGTGACTCGATGTTGCCGAAGCAAACACCCCAGGGTGACCCGTGGCCCGCTAACGCGGGTGGTTTGCTGATCAAAGCGAAGTACAATCTTGATAAGCAATCCGGTCGGGACGCTTACGCGGACGCGAAATTCTATGGGGCCGATGAGTGCTTCTCGATCGGCTACAAGGTGCGTCCGGGCGGTTCCCGGATGCGTGGCGCGACCCGGTATTTGCATGACTATGACCTGTACGAATGGTCACAGGTGCTTCACGGGGCTCACCCGTTGGCGACTTTGACCGGCGTGAAATCCCTTGCAGACACTGTTGAAGCACCGTGGTACGATGGCACCCGTTCCGGTGACATCGAGGGGGATACCGCTTTGCCCGACGGTGTAGAAACCAAGGTCCGTGTCGTACGTGACGCGGACTTCTGGCACCTGCCCATCGGCACCCCCATCAAGCCCGGCATGGTCCCCCACGGCCTGAACCGGCCCCCCACCGAGCAGGAGATCCACGCCACCACCGCCGACGCCGGGGACGACAACGGTCTCCACGGGGCCCCCGACGCCGTCGCCACCCCCGGGATGCCCGGTGCGCCCGCCCCAGGCGGGCTCGGCATGCCCCCCATGCCGGACATGGCCCTGCCCATTCCCGGTCCGAAAGACGGGGACGCACCCACTGGTGACCCCGATGCCGCTGTCGCGTTGTTGCGCACACGCGTGGGGGAGATCGAGAAACTCAACACTCCCGCCGCCCGGACCGCTAGCGCGGCACTGACTCCGTTCCTCGTTCCCGGTGCCCCGGTGCGCGCATCGGAGGATGGGCAGCTCGTCGCTGTGCACACCGGGGACGCGTGGCGGTTCGCTGACACCGCCAACGGTGGCGTCATGCAGGTCACCCTTCCGGGCACCCTGCCGCAACCCAACGTCGACATGGTGCTCCATGAGCTGGCCGGTGTCGGCATCCCGTGGGATTCGGTGGACGCACGGCGCAAGCGGTGGGAAAACCCTTCCCAGCTCCAAGCCGACAAGGCGACCGTGGCGGGCATTTTCGCTCGCGCGGGCACCCCGCCGACCACAACCCCGCCGGGCATCGGTGGCGCTGGCATGGGCACCCCGCCACCGCCCGGCGTTCCGGGTGCGCCGGGGGCGGGACAGGGCGCTCCCGGCGCCCCACCCGCTACACCGGGGATGCCGAACGCTTCTGTGGGTGCACCGCCGAGCATTCCCGCTACACCCGCACCGGCCCCCAACGTCCCCACAGCGCCCCCCACTCCGACTGTCCCAGCTACGCCACCGGTGTCACCGAAGAAGTTCCCCAGGGGCTCAATCAAGGGCCACGGCATCGCCCCCGGTGACCGGATCCGGGTGCACGGGCACCCGAGGGGCACCCTGGAAGGCACGGTCGAGTCCGGCAAGAACGGGCACTCGATCGTTCACGATGACGGGTCGAAGACGTGGCTCGGTGGCACCGGGTCACGCCATCACGTGGAGAAGCTCGGCAAGGCCGCCGACCAGCCACCCAAACTCGCCACAGCATCGGCCGCGCCCCCAGCGTCGAAACCTGCACCGGAGCGCAAGCTGGCGTTCGCTCGATTCGACCGGATCGAGAACGTTCATGACCTCCCTGGCGCGATCCGAAGCGCGATCCTAAAACCGGACACCCTCGACAATCCGGCGCGCAGGCAAGCTCTCGCCGTCGCCCTGCACTCGTTGACAGAACCAACCGCCCCGAATAAACCCCCCGCCAAAGCTCACGTCCCTGACGATGTTGACCCCGCCGCGCTGGCCGACGAATTAGACGGACTCGCCCAAGAGATCGAAGATCGCGGCAAGGGCCGCATAGCGATCACCCCCGCCCACCGAGGATCCGGCCGCACCGTCGTCGCCGACCTGCGCGCGTTGGCTGCGGGGATCCGCACTCCCGCTGCGTCCGCCCCGGAGTCAGCGAAACCCCCTGCCCCAGTCGTCCCGGAGCCGTACAAGCCCACCGGCAACATCAACGCCCCCCATGAGCTGACCGACGAGCAGCTCGCCACTGAGGCCGCGCACGCCGCTACCCGGCACGCCCGTGCCCGTGCCAGTGGTGTCCCGAAAACGTCGGTGGAGCATCACGACTCGAAACTGGCGAACACCGTTTTCCAGGACGAGATCCGGCGTCGTGCTGTGGGTGGCGAGTCCGGGGTCAAACCCGCACCCAAACCCGGGCCCCCGGCCGCGCCGGAGACCCCAGCCGTCCCGGACAAGACCGGGGAAGTCCCCGAAGACGCACCCGATACCACGGTGCCCCTGCCGCAGGAGGCCGTGGATTCCGCTGACCGGATCCGTGCCGAGGCACTCGGCATCATCGACGGACCTGACGGGCAAGAGGAAGTCACTCCCGAGGTCGCCGACCGGCAGGACCGCGTGGAGGGCTACCTCGTCGCCGGGGAAGCCGCCCTGGCCGATAAGACCGATGGGCAGCTCAGTGAAACCCGCAAAGACCTGACCGACGAGCTGGCGCTTCAGGATGAGCTGAATCGCCGCGACACACAACGGCGCAAAGAGAGCGCCGCCGCCCGCAGTAGCCGATCCAGCAGTACGGCCGACCCCGTCAGGTCGGGCGACACCCCCGGAGCAACGGGCGACGGCACCCCCGAGGATACCGGCCCGAAACTACGTCCCGGTTTCGCTGGCGCCGCCGAGGACCTCGGCGACGCCCTGAACGCGAAACCCCGCGATGACGAGACGGTGAAAGCCGCCGCCGACCGGTTCGCGAAAATGTTGCGCCGTCACGGTGACTCAACCTCGTTCGACGCGGTCCGCACCGCCATCGGGGACGACATTCACGCCGCCATCGCGTCGGGTGACCTGAAGGCGGGGATGCTGTTCACCGCCGCTGGCGGTGTCCGGGAGCAGCGGCGGGTCGCCCGCAATGAGGGCGCGAAGAAGCGCCGGTTGGCGAAGCGCCTGGACCGGGATCGGATCAAGGCCCTGATCGGGTCAGTGGACGCGGAGGTCCGGGCCCGGAAGGATCGCGGCAGCGGTGCGGCGGCACCCAAGCCATCCCCGGCCCCGAGCGTCGCCGCATCGCCCAAAACGGGTCAGGGAATCACCGCCACCGCCCAACACAACGCCGACGGCGGTGTCCACTACCTGGTTACGCACCCCGACGGGTCGTACACCACTGCCCGCTACAACTCCACCGGACCCCGCCGCACCCACGCGAGCACCGTGGACCGGGGGCCCGGCCTGAAACCGAACTCCGGTGGCCGCTACATCACGTCGATTCACTCCTCGGAGGAGTCCGCCGACCAGTCGCACGACGCGTTCCCCAACGTCCCGCACATCGTCACCCCCATTGAGCACATCGGGGAGACCGGCAAGGCGGAGACTCCTGTCGTACCGGAAGCTTCCGGCCCGCGCGCCGATGCTGAGCAAGCCATCCGCGACGGTGACCGTATCGCCCTGGTCGATGCCCTTAAGGCGATGGGGGACACCGGGCCGCGTGAGACCGCGATGCGCCTGCTGTCCCTGTCCGAAGACGACGCGATCACCGAACTCGATGACCATCCTGGGAAACGGGAAACAGCCAACCGCGCGGACCGCCATGCCGCCGCGCAGGTCGCTAACGCTGCCGGTGACTCCGCTGCCCTGACGGCCGCACTCACGGGGGAGCACCGCAAGCCTGACAATGCGCTGGATTCCAGGGATGCGGCGGCAGCGCGGGAACGGGCCGCCGCTAAGCGCGCAGCGGTCAAGCCCGCCGTCGTCGTCGCTGACGGGCCGTCGAGGAGGGCGGAGTTCGACGCGTCCACCGCTGAAGACTTCCCCCCCAACACCCCGGTTCGACTGTTTCAAGACTGGGATCGAGAGCATGCCCGACCCGACCTCGCGAGCGACGTTACGGCGGTGCGCCGTGCCCGGAATGGCTACGTCACCGTGCGGGAATCGAAGGGCACGACAGTCGATGTTTTCCCGCGCCAGTTGGAGAAGCGCGATCAGGGTGCACAATCGCCGCAGAAGGATGGAGGCGACGATGCCCAACGCGCTAGCGACACAAGCCGAAGCGTGGTACCAGAAGTACCAGCCGCAGACCTACGCGGGGATAGTAGACAAACCGAAGTTCTTCCAGGACCTGGCCGACCGAGCCCAGGAGCAGATCACCCAGGTCGCGGACCGGTTGGCGGGCCCGGACCAACCGGGGGAGACATACCGGGACAAACTGGGGCGCCTGACAGCGGCACAACACGACGCGACGGAACTGGTGATGAGGGACTTCCTGGAAGCCCCACCGCCCCCGAACTGGACGGACAGTCCCCTGCCGAGCCCGCCGAGCCCGGACCCGTCGATGCTTCCCGAGAAGACGGACCCGTGGGGGGACGCGATGGCGGACTTCGGGAACGCGAGCGCGGAACTGGATCAACAGAACCGGGTGACGAGGCAGCGGGAACTGCCGATACTGCCCCCGCGCCCGAGCCGGACAGTGCCGACGGCGTAACCGCCGAGCAGCCGGAGGCCGACACCGGGCAGGTAGATGCGATCCCCGACACCGGGGAGTCGTTTCACCCGTCGAGTGCTGATGATTTCGCGCCCGCCGGGAAGCGGGCGAAACTGGATGCGAACCTCGCCGCCCTGCGGGTCCTGCGCCAGTTGCAGACCGAGCACCGCTCCGCCACCCCGGAGGAGCAGAGTGTCCTCGCCCGTTGGGCCGGGTGGGGTGGCCTGCCGGAAGTGTTCGACGACAAGAAGACCGCCTATGCGAAGGAACGCGACGAACTCCGTGGACTGCTGTCCGGTGGCGAGTGGAATGAGGCGAAACGCAACACCCTCAACGCGCACTACACATCGCCTGTCGTGGTGCAAGCACTGTGGAAGGCGATGGGTGATCTTGGATTCGACGGGGGGCGTGTACTTGAGCCCGGTTCCGGGTCAGGCACCTTCATCGGCTACGCCCCCGAGGGCGCCGACATGGTCGGGGTCGAACTGGACTCGACGACCGCTGCGATCTCTCGTGCCCTCTACCCGCACGCGACGGTAAGGAACGAATCGTTCGCCGACACCCGGCTACCGGCCGGTAGCTTCGATGCGACCATCGGCAACGTGCCCTTCGGGGACTTCGCCCTGCGGGATCGGGTGCACAACCCCAACCGCGCCGAGTCGATCCACAACCACTTCATTCTCAAATCCCTCGCGTTGACCAAACCGGGTGGCATCGTCACTGTCCTGACCTCCCGGTACACCCTCGATGGCGAGAACCCCCGGGCCCGAAAGAAAATGGCGGAGATGGGGGACCTGCTCGGCGCGGTCCGCCTGCCCACCGGTAGCCACTCCAAAACCTCCGGTACCGACGTCATCGAAGACGCCCTGATCTTCCGGCGTCGTGAGCCGGGCGCGGATCCCCTCACCCCACAAGACTGGATCAATTCCAGTAAACGCGACATTGACGGGATCGAGATCCCCGTCAACGACTACTTCACCGCGCACCCCGACCAGGTCCTCGGCGACGAGCACGCCGAGAAGGGTCAGTACGGCAGCGGGTCCCTCATCGTGACCGGTGACAAGGCGATGCCGGAGCTGCCCGCCGCTCTGGCTCGAATCACCGACGGGGCGAACACCGCTGGCGCCACCGCTTCGGCGCGCATGGAAGGCCTCGCCGACTTCACCGCCCCCGACGACACCCGCCACGACGGGCACATCGCCGCCCACGACGACGGCAGTTTCACCCAGGCCTCCCAAGGCGCGGCCGTACCGTTTGCGGTACCGGAGAAGCAGGCTGAGGAGTTGCGTGGCCTGATCGGCATGCGCGACACCCTGTCGACCCTGCTCACCGCCGAATCCCAGTCCGTGTCCAACTCCCCGGAGATCCGGGAACTGCGCAAGACACTGAACGACCAGTACGACGCCTACGTCAAACGCTACGGGCCGATTAACCGCTACACCCTGACCAAGTCGGGGGCCCGCAACGCTCCCGGTCAGGGCGGGTTCCGGCGTGACCCCATGTCGGCGATCGTGCGGGCCCTGGAGATCTACAACCCGGAGACCGGCAAAGCTGTTAAGACCGACATCTTCACCAAACGGTCCGTGTCCCCCCGGGAGATCCCCACCCACGCCGACAACCCCGAGGACGCACTGGCGTTGTCCCTGGACACCTACGGGGAAGTCAACCTCGGTGAGATCGCGAAAATGTTGCACACCGATGAGGCCACCGCCCGCAGACGTCTCGGTGACCTCATCTTCGAGCAGCCACCGCTGACCGATGACGAACTCGACAAGTCGTGGACCGCGCACCAGGAAGACCACGGGGGTATCCCTGACCAGGACATCGCGGCTGGGACCGTGGACCTGTCCTCGGTCGGCGAGTCGGTCCGGGCTGAGGGCAATCTCGAACCGGCCGCCGCCTACCTGTCCGGCAACGTGCGCCGCAAACTGGCCGCCGCCGAAGCCGCCGCCGCGCACGATCCCCGGTTCCAAACCAACGTCGACGCGTTGAAGAAAGTCATCCCCGCTGATCTGGGGGTCGATGAGGTCGACGGCCGGTTGGGTGCCGCGTGGATCCCCGCTGATGACGTCAAAACGTTCATGATCGACCTGTTGCACGGTGGCGACAACCGGTACAACCCCGTGCAGGTGTCCACCTCCGGGGGTGGGATCTGGACCGTCGTCGGGGGCGATCACGGCAACGTCGCCACCGAACAGTGGGGCACGAAACGGAAGTCCGCTGGTGAACTGATCGCCGCCATGCTGGAGCAGAAACCGATCCGTGTAGTGGACACGATCGACGGGAAGTCCTACCCGAACCTGGAGGAAACCCTCGCGGCGCAGGCGAAGGCCGACGAGATCTCCGAACGTTTCTCCGAATGGTTGTTCGAGGACTCCGCGCGCACCAAACGTCTCCTGGCCGCCTACAACAATCAGTTCAACGCGGTCCGGTTGCGGTCCTACGATGGTGTGGATCGGGTGTTCCCGGGGATGACGTCGAGCGGGTGGAAACCCCGCGCGCATCAGGTGGCGGCCGTCAACCGGATCGTCTCGGAACCGTGTGCGCTGCTCGCCCACGTGGTGGGTGCGGGGAAGACCGCTGAGATGGCGATGGGTGCCGCCGAACTCAAACGCCTGAGGATGGCGCGCAAACCCGCGATCGTGGTGCCGTCGCACATGCTGGAGCAGTTCACCCGCGAGTACCTCCAAATCTATCCGAGGGCGAAGATCCTGGCCGCTGGCACGGAGGACCTGGACGGGGATAAGCGCCGGGAGTTCGTGGCGCGCGCCGCTACGGGGCAGTGGGATTGCGTCATCCTCACCAAGGATGCGATGCAACTCATTCCCATGAGTCAAGACGCGCAGAAAGCCTACATTGATCGTGAAATGGCCACGATGCGCGCCCAGTTGGAGGCCGCGCAGGGCAGTGGTGGGGACGCCGCGCATCAAGCGACCGTGAAGAAAATGGAAAAGGCCGTCATCAAGGCTGAGGAGGCCCTGAAGGCGAAACTGGAGAAGACGAAAGACGCGGGGGTGTCTTTCGAGCAGACCGGCATCGACTACCTGTTCGTCGATGAGGCCCACCAGTACTCGAACCTGCGGACCGTGTCCAACATACAGGGCGCGGGGGCGTCCGGGTCGGGTATCGCCACCGACCTGCACATGAAGATCGAGCACCTGCGGGCCAACAATGAGTCGGGCCGGGTGGCGACGTTCGCTACCGGCACACCGATTCGTAACACCGTGACACAGGCATACATTATGCAACGGTTCATGCGCCCCGACCTGCTGAAAGAAGCGGGGGTGCATTCGTTCGACCAGTGGGCCGCCACGTTCGGGCAAACCGTTGACGAGATGGAACTCAAACCGGAGGGCACGGGGTTCCGGCAGACCACCCGGTTCGCGAAGTTCCGCAATGTGCCTGAACTGCTGCGCCTGTTTCAGATTTTCGCGGACGTCAAGACCGCTGAGGACCTCAACCTGCCCACCCCGGACCTGGCCGGTGGGTCGGTGGACAATGTGGTTGTCCCGAGCACCGATGAGCTGCGGGAGACCATGGCGGAGTTGGCGCACCGCGCCGACCAGTACCGGGCGGGGTCCCCGGAGAAGCGCACCAACGCGGCCGGTACCGGTGAAGTCGACGACATGATGCTGCTGATCAGCATGGATGGTCGCAAAGCCGCGATGCGCCAGTCGGACAAACTGGACATGGCGGCGGAGAAGATCGCGGACATCTGGGGAAAGAACAAGAACAAGCCCATCCCGAAAGACTTGGATGACCCCACCGCTGGGGATGACCCCCCACCCGGTGGGATGCAAATCGTGTTCTGTGACATGTTCACCCCCAAGGGTGGCGCCAAGAGTGACGTCGAGCAGCGAACCGAGTACGACGACGGGGACAACTTCGACGCCTACGCTGCCTTGCGGGCGAAACTGGCGGACCGGGGCATGGATCCGAAACGGATCCGGTTCATGCACGAGGCCAAGAATGACCGTCAGAAGGCCGAACTGTTCGCCGCCGCACGCAATGGTGGCCTGGATGTTCTCGTCGGCTCCACGGAGAAGATGGGGGTCGGTACGAACGTCCAGAGACGCGCGGTGGCCCTGCACCATTTGGATGCCCCGTGGCGCCCCTCGGATCTTGAGCAGCGTGACGGCCGGATCATGCGCCAAGGCAATGCCAACGACGAGGTCTCAATCCACCGGTATGTCACCGAGGGCTCATTCGACGCCTACATGTGGCAGACCCTGGAACGCAAAAAGAAGTTCATCGACCAGATCATGGGCGGCAGCCTCGACCAGCGGGAGATCGAGGACGTTGGTGAGACGGCCCTGTCCTACGCTGAGGTCAAGGCGCTGGCGACAGGCAACCCCCTGCTGTTGCAGAAGGCCACCGTCGACACCGCGATCGGGAAACTGTCCCGCCTGGAGCGCACCCACAACCGCACCCAAACCAACCTCCGGCGTGACGTCGTCGCCTTCCGGGCCAACGCGGAAGCCTCCGACGCCTACGTCAAAAAAATGGACGCGGCCGTCAAAGCCCGCACTGACATCACGGGCGACAACTTCGCGATGACCGTGCACGGCACCACCACCCGCGACCGGGGTGAGGCCGCGTCCATGCTCAAAGCCGCTGTCGAGGACGTCATCCGCAACGACTACGGGTACGGGAAGCGGGCCAAGCCCGTCGCGGAGTTCGGTGGACACAAACTGATGGCCACCGTCGAGGATCATTACGACCGCAATGGGGCCCGCCGCCGTGGCGTGACCTTGACCTGGGACGGGGTGCCCGGGGGTGCGAGTGGTGGTAACGCGACCGCCGCGTCGATCAGCTACCAGCAGCTCGCCAGTGGTGGCATCGGGCAGGGCACCCTGGCGACGCTAGCGCATTCCCTGCACTCCTTCGAGTCGCACCGCGACATCTCCGCTGATCACGCCACCCGTTTGCGGTCCGAAGCGGATGTGATGGAAGCCCGGGTGGGCACCGAGTTCCCGCACGCGGGCGCACTGAAAACCGCCCGGGATGAGTCCGCCCGGCTGAAGGCCACAATGGAGGCATCCGGGATCCGGGAGGACGCCGGGCCCGGTGAGTCGGACGCGGCGAAGAACTTGGCCACCGCGCGGACGAAAGCCGCTGGGCAGGCCGCCCGCATGGGCCGCTCCGGTGGAAACGCGGCCACCACGCTCAAGAGGTTCGGGAACTCCACCGCCACCCCCGGCGCGGTGGCCTCCCCCAACGGCGCGGTCGGCGCGTACATGCACAACGGGGACTTCAAAGTGTTCCTGACCGATGACGGGGTCGATGTCCGGGACCTGGCCGGGATCTCCTCCGATGACCTCAAGGGTGTGGTCAAGGACCCGCAGGGGTTGGTGGATGACCTGGCGAAACTGGACCTTCCCTTCGATGAGGGCGCGCGCTCCCTGTATCGGCGTTGGAACGGGGACTACTCCTACAGCCCACCGGACTACTCGAAGTCCTACGAGGAACGGGAAGCGATCGCTCAAGCCAAACGGGACAAGCTCAAAGCTGGGGAGACGGCCGACAAGAACGCGATCAAGGCTGTGTTCGCGCGGCACCTCACGGACGCACCTGTTGAACCGGAACTGACCGGGGTCGACGCCGCGAAACGGGCCGCTGCCCGCGCGGCGGAAAACGACCGCATCGGGGACCTGGCGAAGAAGCGACTGAAGCGGTTCGCGAAAGCCAGTAAACGCATCCCCCACTACGCGTCCCCCGACGGGAAGATCGGGGCCGTCACCGACACCGATGGCGGGCTGGAGTTCTTCGCCACCGGCAACGGCATGCTGCTCAACGCCCCCGGTTCGGTGGGGCCCGTCGATGACCCGCAGGCCGTGGTCGATGAGATCGCCGCACTCGGTGTGCCCCTGGGTGATTCAGAAGTCCGGTATGAGCGGTGGGGGCGTGGGGACGGGCAGCAAAATGAGGACGTGACCGCGATCCGGGGCATCCTCACCCGGCATGCTGACCTCATGGGTGAGAAGTCGGCGATCATCGGGGCGTGGGAGTTGCTGCGCGCGCAGCGCCTCGACATTGAAGTGAAGGCCCGCGCGGACCGGGCGGCTGGGGAGGTCACCCCCACCCCGGACCCGGAACTGGAACCGTTCACGGTGCTCGTCGCCGATGACGTTCGCTACACGATGGACGCATCCGGGACCCTGCAACGTCTCATGCCGTGCCCGGCGTGCGGTCAGGAGATGATGGTGCCCGCGTTCGGGGAGTCCGAGACACCACCGTGCCCCTCGTGCGGTGCGGTCCCCACTGTGGACAAGCGCCGGGCACCGGTGGGTTGACGTAGAGACAGCCCCCGGAGGGGGGACACCGGGGGCTGTCGGGCTGGGGTTACTCGCCCCAGCGGGGGTGATTTCACTGTAGCGGCGTGTCGGGCTCGCGGCCAGTCGTGAACGAAAGACGCCCCCAATGTGGATCGGGGGCGCTTCCGGCTGGACTCACTACTCCACCGACGGAGATAGTGGTTCCCACCGTACGCGGCGTGGCGCGCGCCCCGCCAGCCGAATCGGTGATCTACTCCGCTCCACGCGCCTGGTGCTGACCGGTGCGAGTCATTCCGGGCACGCTGCCGGGGGCCTCGCGCTGCCCAGCTCGTGCTCACTCACACCGAGCACACAGGAGGGGCGGAAGTGCCCGACACACTGACCCACCACGACAAAGATTTGATTGATCGTGGGCGGGCTGAGGTCAAGAGCCTCAACACCAAACTGGATGAGATCACCAAGTCTGGGTGGCTGGACGGCGACGGCAACATGCACGTCGAACCGGGTGCCCTCGCGGAGTTCAAGTCGACCCTGGCCGCCGCTGAGGAAGCGCACGGCATCGTCGCCGCCCTCGAACGCAAAGGCGCCCTCGATGCGTGGCTGGACGCCCCGGCGACGGATTCCCCGGCCGCGTTGGCCGCTGGGCAGGCCGGTGGCGGCAGTCAGCTCATGCGCCCAGCGGAGTACAAGTCTTTGGGGCAGCGGTTCATTGAGTCGACCGAGTTCAAGGGCCACCGTGACTCCGGGTTCATGGACTCCGCTTTCGTTGTCGAAGACCAGGAGATCACTTACGGGGCGCAGTTCAAGGACGTGCACTCCGGGTCGATCGGCACCGTCACCCACCCCGGTTTCGGCACGGTTCAGCGCGCACCGATGGTGTCGGCGCCGATGCTCACCTGGCGGGTGCGTGATCTTTTCCCGCAGATGAACACCAACTCGGTGATGATTGAGTTCATTGAGGAGTTGGGGTTCGTCGACGCGGGCGACAATGCCGCCGCGATGGTGCCCGAACGTGAGGGCACACCACCTACGGACACGTTCGGTCTGAAGCCGAAGTCAACGATTCACTTCAACATCAAGACCACGCCGATTCGGACCCTGGCGCACTGGGTTCCCGCGTCCCGCAACGTGCTCGATGACGAACCGCAGTTGCGGGGAATCATCGACACGCGCCTGCTGTACGGCCTGCGCCTGGTCGAGGACCAGCAGTTGCTGCTGGGTGACGGCACTGGACAGAACCTGCTCGGCATTTTCAACACGCCGGGTATCCAATTGTTCCCCTCCGGCACCTACCACGCGCCCACCAACGAAACGTATGTCGACGCCATTCGCCGGGGTGCGACTCGCGTCATGCTGGCACAATACGACCCGACCGGCGTAGTTGTTCATCCTTACGATTGGGAAAGGATGGAGCTGACCAAGGACACCCAGGGCCGGTACCTGGTTGCCGGGTCGGTCACTTCCGGTGCCGAGAAGCGTTTGTGGCAGATGCCCGTGGTCGCCACCCCCGCGTGCCCGGAGGGCACGGCCCTGATTGGTGCGTTCGGTTTGGGCGCGCAAGTTTTCGACCGGATGCAATCCAATATCCGCACCGCTGACCAGCACGCGGACTTCTTCATTCGTAACGCGATCGTGGTCCTGGCGGAGGAGCGGCTCGGTTTGGCCGTGTACCGGCCCGCGTCGATGGTGAAGGTCAACCTGGCCGCCGCGATCGCCGCCTGATCGACTGAGCTGAGAGAGGAGTAGAGCAATGGCTATTCTGTCCTCCGACGGCACCACAGTGCTGTCGAAGTCCGGGCTGTACGCCCTGACCACTGATGTTCCGGTTACGCAGTGCACGGTCAACTCTGACGTGTACCAGTCCTACAACTACCCGCCCATCGAATACCAGGGCAACTACAAGAATTTCGATGGGGAGCGTCGCCTGCTGTTCAAGGCGGGGCAGGTCGTGAACAAGGCCGATATCGAGGCTTTGTTCCCGGTGGCGACGATCGCGTCGATCAGCCCGGCGACGGGTGCCGCCGCTGGCGGGACCCCGGTGACCATTAAGGGCACGAACCTCGATGGGGCGACGGCCGCCGCGCTGGGTGGCGTGGCTTTGACGTCGTTTGTGGTGGTGAACAACACCACGATCACGGGTGTGTCGGGTGCGCATTCGGCGGCGACGGTGAACGTGACGGTGACCGACGACAGCGGGACTTTGACGCTGACGAACGGCTATGTGTACGTGTAGTCGTGCATGATCGGGGCGGGGTCGGCCGGTTCGACGGGTCGGCCCCGTTTCGTGCGCGTGCGGGATGCGTGGGCGAATCCGAAGACGTGGCGGAGGTTTCATTCCATAGCCACGGGTGTGTGGTTTTTGGCGATCGTTCCGACGGTGTTGTGGTGGCATGATTCAGTGCTGTGGGTGGCTTTGATCTCGTGTTACGCCAACGCGGTGGGGCATTTCGCGGCGTGGCAGGGTTCCCGCGCGGAGGACAACGCCAGTTAGTCGGACAGCATCCCGACGGTGAGCAGGGCGTCGATGAGGCGACCGACCGCGCCGGGGTCGACGTAAACCTGCTCCCCTTCGGCGGCGAGGGCCCGCAGGTCGTCGCGGACCTCGTTCCAGGTGCGGCCGTAGGTGCCGTCGAGGCTCATGGCGATTTCGGCGGCGGCGGCCTCGACACTGTTGCTCACCGGATCGCCGTCCGGGATGCGGTGACGCGGGTTTGTCCGAGGTCGGCGCGCCGCCCGGCCGCCTGACCGGAGTAGTAGGCGTCGGGGTTGATCTGGTTTCGGGACTTCACTTTGGGCAGGTCACCGAAGAGTTCGTTGTAGGCGGCGTCGACTTTGGTTTTGCGGTCGAGGAGAACGAGTTCGGTGGAGCGGGTACCGGGTTCCCCGCTCGTGGTGGTGGCCTGCTGGGCTTTGTCTTGGGCTGCGGCGCGGGCTTCGATGGCTTCCAGGCGGGCGCCGACGGCGTAGGCGAAGCCGTTGAACCAGGAGCGCCGGTAGACGGTGACGCTGGAGGTGAGGTCGCCGTAGATGTCGAGGGGGGGACGCTGGTGTTTGATCTGCCCGGCCGCCTGGAGGAGCAGGGACGTGTAGGTCACTTCGATGCGTTCGAGGTCGCTTTTGTGTCCGACGACGACGCAGTAGGCGACGGCGGAGGATCCGGGGGGTCCGTAGCGCACGGTGCGGCTACGGCAGGCCAGTGCGATCTGGACGAGGAGGCGGGTTTTCTCCGCCGTGTAGGTGCCCGTCATGTCGATGCGCATGGAGATGATCTCGTCGTTGATTTTTCCGGCGTCGGCGAGCTGGGCTTGCTCGATGCCGTGCTGGGCCATCAGGGCGTGCGCGCGTTCGGTGTAGGTCTCGGCTTCGGCTGGGAAGTCGGTGGACTCGGCTTTGGCGAGCAGCGCCCGGACTCGGTTGAGCAGTTTCTGATCCATGGATGGGTCCCCCTCGCGGTGTCGTACGGAACACCACGGAGCCTACCACACTAGGAGGCGCGTACCATGCCGGGTCGGGCCGTCACCCCGTTGTCCGCCAACACATCCCCGGTGTCCGACAGCATCGGACCGACCGTGGCCGGTTCCTCGATGCTCACCGCCGCAGGCGCCACAGCACCCCCCGTGGTGGCCGGACGCAGGCGTAAGTGCTGGCCCACTGCGATGAGGTTCGGGTCGGCGACCGAGTCCCGATTCGCGTCGTACAGGGCCTGCCACCCGCCTGAGGTGTGCGCGGCATCAGCGATGCTCGCCAGGGTGTCCCCGTCGGTCACGCTGTAGTCGGTCGCTGACGCGGGGATCTCCGGCGCGGCGTGACGGGGTGGTGCGCTGGCGGCCAGTGGGATCGCTGGCACCGACGGGGCAGCATGACGCGGCGCCTTCACCGTCGTCGCGCTACCGCCGCGTTTGCCGCACACCGGCCACGCCCCGATGCCCTGCCCGGCGAGGACCTTTCGGGCGACGGTGATCTGCTGCTCCCGCGACGCGTTCTCCGGCATGCCCGCACCGCCGTAGCCGTGCCAGGTTTGCAGAGTGAACTGGAGCCCCCCGTGGAAGCCGTTACCGGTGTTGATCGCCCAGTTGCCGCCCGATTCGCATGCCGCGATGGCGTCCCAGTCGGGTTCGGCGGACGCGGGAGGGGCCAGTGCTGTGCTCACGGCCACAGCGGATCCCAGGATGTAACCGCCGCCGAGGACAACGCGGGGCAGGATGGGGCGTCTTGCTTCACGGTGTTTGCCGGACATGGCGGGCAGTCCATGGCACAGACCGGCCGCAGCGAAACCCGTTACCGGCCCGTAATCGACGAGCGGGCATCCACACGCGGTGAGTGACACGCCATCGGCGACACGCGGGCGAACCTGAGAGGGCCCTAAGAGCGTTACTGACGGTGCGCGCGCTGTAGTGTCCGCGTGCGCTCACCGGGGCGTCGAGTTCCGGCCCCGGCCATCTACCGAGGGGATTTCGATGTACCGCAAGTCTCTGGCTGTAGCCGCCGCCGTCGGCGCGCTGGCCCTCCCGCTGGCCCTGGCCATTCCGGCCGCCGCCGACCCCACCACATGCGCCAACGCCGTCAACGGCACCAAGTCGTGCGACTACGACGGGCTGCGCGTCAACGTCCACGTCGGCAACCTGGGTACCGTCGGGGCCCGACTGGGCAACGGTGGCACCTGCGATTCGGACACGCTGTTGCTCGTGCAGGTCCGCGCTGATCAGCACGGTTCCCACCAGCGGGTGATCCGGGCGGAGTCCGCCTACGGCACCGCGCAGGCAGACCTCAAGGCCAAGCAGGACGCCTATAACGCTGCCGTGGCCGGACACAACGCGAACCCGCCCACCGCCACCCAGGCTGACGTTGACCGGGCGAAGAATGCGCGCGACGTTGCGCAGACCAACGCCGACGCCGCCCGTCGGGAGTTGCAGGAGGCGCGCGACGCCGACAGTGTCCTGCTCGCCCGGATCTCCCTGCTGGGTAGCCGGATCCACGGCACCGAGTGCACCACCCCCACACCGGTGCCACCCACCACGGACGTCCCCGTGCCCACAGACACCCCGGCACCCCCGGTGATCGTGGGTGGGCCGACCATCGTCAACAACCCCCCGGCCGAGCAGTCCCAGGTGGGTCAAGCCCCGCAGGGGTTCGTTAGTGCTGGTGGTGGCGCTGACGCGGCAGCGGTCGAGTCTTTCAGTTGAGTCGTCTCGCGGCCGTCATGGTCGCGTTGTGTGCGCTGGTCGCCCTCGTCGCCGGTTGTAGCCCCGGTGGCGGGGGCGTTCCCGCGCATGGTCCGATCGTGGTGCGCAACCAGGCACCACCACCACCGATCCAACCGGCGAGCCTCGACATTCCGCAGATCAGTGTGCACTCCACTCTGATTCCGTTGGGTGTTGTCGCGGATGGCCCCGATAAGGGCGCGGTGGCGGAACCGGATGTCAACCATCCACAGCAGGCGGGCTACTACTGTGTGACCCCGCAACCCGCACCGGTGCCGCCTGTGTGCACGTGGGGTGTCGTCCCGGGCGCGCTGGGTCCGGCTGTGATCATCGGGCATGTGGATGGGTCGATCCGCAACGGGGCGCATCAACAGGGTGTGTTCTTTCGCCTCCACGAGCTGCGCCCCGGTGACCAAGTCGACGTCACCCGATTGGATGGCAGTGTCGTAGCGTTCGAGGTGTACCGCAGTGTGCAGGTGGATAAGCGCACCGGGTTCCCCACTCAGGACGTCTACGGCAACACCACCGCCCCAGAGTTGCGTTTGATCACGTGCACGGGGAAGTTTGTGGGCGGTCCGTTGGGATATAAGGACAACCTGATCGTTTTCGCCCGGCTGGCGGGGGTCACTGCGGCACCGGTGGCCGCTCCGAACTCAGTACCGGTTCCCCGGGGTTGAGTCCGTAGTCGCAGCGCAGCACGGCGAGTAGCTGCTCTGGGGTGAGTTCGACGCGGACTCGTCGCGGGGGCAGTGCGGCCATGGTGTGCCAGGCGTAGCTGTAGTCGTCCATGCGTACGCAGGGTAAGCCCCTCACGGCGACAGCGCACTGTGGTATGGTTGGTGGCGTTCCGGTCCCCTTGAGGAGGCGCCCCCATGGACTACGTCAAAACCATGTTCGGTCAGAACGCCCAGCACGTTCCCGCCTGGCTCTACATCCAAGACGCGGGCCACGGCGTGGTGACCTTCGCCGGATCATCCATGTCATCACCGGCCGACCACCCGCTGCGCTACGCATCCCCGCGCACCCACCAGTTCATCGTCGGCGAGATCATCGTCCGGCCACACCTCATCGTCGCCACCGACGCACTCCGAGGTAAAGGACTAGCCAATCTGATCACCATCGAACACGACATTGACCGCATGCTCACCGACGGGGAGATCCTGCTCGGCCGCCGCCCATGATGTCGCCAGGCCACAGCCTGTCCGGCCCACCCGTGGCCTACTCCCTGTGCCTTCTCTACGAACTGTCCACAGGTGTGGAGCTGGCCTGGGGAATCCCGCACATCGCCGCGATCATCGTCGCCGGATGGTGCAACTGGCCCGACTGCGACACCCTGAAGTCCACCGTCTCCACCTCCCTGGGGATCATCACCCGCAGCCTGCACGAACTCGTCGTCATGCTCTGCGCCGTCATCTACTACGCCACCCGCTCCGAAAAAGACGACCCCAAAAAGCCCGTCATTCACCGGGGCGCCACCCACACGTGGCCCGGCGCTGTCTTCATGGGCCTGCTGGTCGCCGTGATCTGCCTCGCCTGGCCGATGTGGGGAACCATCGGTGTTCTCGGAATCTCCCTGCACTGGGCGATGCGCGGCCTCTACATCCCCAACTCCCCCGACAAGCCACTCGGTAAGACCGCCCTGGACGGGCACAGGCTGTTCGCCCGAATCGGCATCGTGGTCTACCACCGCATGGGTGTGGCCCTGAAACGCAATGCCGTGGAGATCCTGCGCATGCTGCCCATGCCCGGCAAGTACCTGCGGGCGTTCGGGCGCACCGGCACTTTCGCGATCTGCCTCGGTGTCGCGTTCATTCTGGTCCGGGCGACCCCCGCGCTGGACACCCCGTGGGCGGGCCTGCTCGGTGCCGCCGCCGCCGTCGGTGTCCTCACGCACATGGTCGGCGACAGCGTGACGGAGTGCGGCATCTGTTGGTTCTTCCCCTTCAGGCACCCCCGCACCGGGAAACGGTGGGAGTTCGTGCACCTGCCGAAGTGGTTGGCTTTCAAAACCGGCCGGGCGTTCGAGTACGGCATCGTCTACCCCCTGCTGATGCTCGCCGCGATGGTCGCCATGCCCGGTGGTTTCGCCCTGGTCTTGGAGGTTTACGCCGCGTGGCGCACCAACCATGTGCAGGCGACGGCGCTACGGTTCGCGCCATGGCTAACGGAACCTCAACTGACTCTCTAGACACCCCGGCTGAGGACACCCCGGCCGACAAGGACGCCGCCGCGTCGGTGAAGTCCCGCCGAGCGGGCAAGCGCCCGCAGGCAACCCTCGACAACGGTATCGACGACGAACCGGAAGCCGAGATCCGCTCCCATCCCCTGGAACTGGCCGCGCACCGGCCGTCCCCCGCGCACACCCTGACCGGGTCATGGATCGCCGGGCACATCACGTCCACCGACTACACGGTCGCGCGGGACCACGCCTACCTCACCTGGTACCCGGAGGGCTGCCAGCAGACGTCGACGCGTCTGCTGTGGACGCGGGGGCAGCACGTGCTCCGGGAGTACTACGACCGCTTCGGCGGGGACAACGCCCCCTCCGAGCCGCACCTCGCGGAAGCGGTCAACGAACCGGGCGGGGGACTGTTCGCGGAAGGCCGGGGCATGGCATCGGTGGGCATCGAAAGCTGATGGCCCCGGTTGTCATCGTCGAGGAGGTTCGCCACTACCTGTCGAGCCCCCCGTGGAGCGGGTACCAGGAGGCGTCCTGTGCTCTGCTGATCGACCAGCGGCAGCGGGAGCTTCAGAACTACCTGTCGTGCCCGATCGACCCGATCGACTTCACTGAGAACGTCGAGGTCCTGGCGTCGGGTCTACTGGCCACGACCTACCCGGTGTTCGCTGTGCTCGGCATCGACTCGGTGGTGGTGTCCCCGCAGGCTGTGTTCGGTGAGGCTCTCCCGGCCCCGTACACGTGGCGGGGGGAAGGGTGGGTGACCGCGCCGACCCCGACACCGGGCGGCCCGGCGAACACCAGCCGCCCCTACACGATCACCTCGGGGGACTGTTACGCGCTGCGGGTGCCGTTTCATTACCTGGCCGGGTGGGGACCGCAACCCGACATCACTGGGGCGATCATCCAGAAGGTGGCGGCCGTGATGCTCAACCGCCACGATGACACGGTCACCGCGCGGGCCCTGGACGCGAAGCCGCCGCCACCGTTGAAGGAAACGTGGCTACCGGAGGAACTCAAAGCCCTGTCCTACCGTCGGATCCGGCGCGGTGGCACAGCCCGGAGCACGTGGTGATCCGCATCAGTGTCGAGGGTTTGACGGCGGTGAAGGACCACCTGGAGGACATGCGCCGCCGCGCCGAGGATGTGTCCCCGGCGTGGGAGGAGTTCCTGGAGTGGTGGGTGACGACCAACGTGGAGCAGTTCAGTTCACGCGGCGCCCGCTGGCGGACCCCGTGGAAGCCGCTGGCGCCGCGCACGGTCGCAGAGAAGCGCCGCCAGGGGTACCTGTCGGAACCGTTGGTGCGCACCACCCGGTTGCGTAACGCGATGACCCGGCGCCCCCTGGAGGTGGAGCGGGTCACCGCCACTGATGTTGAGGCCGGGACGGACCTGTATTACGCGAAGTACCACCAGTCGGGCACGAGGTACATGCCCGCCAGGAAACTGATCAACGCTGATGCGGTGGCCCGGGAGGGTGCGGCCGGTGCGGCCGTACTGTCGTGGATAGTGGAGGGCGTCCCGAACACGGGTGGCGTGCGACGGTTGGAGCGCTGATGGACTGCCCATTTTGTGACCGGATCGCCAACCATGACGTTGACCCGTACTACTCCGATGACCGGGCGGTGACGTTCGCTCCCCTGGATCCGGTCACCAAAGGGCATCTTCTGGTGGTGTCCCGCACCCATATTCACAACGTGGGTGAGGATCCGATGACAGCGGGGCGGGTCATGGAGATGGCCGCCCGGATTGCCCGCACCGTCGGCGACGCCAACATCATCACCTCGATCGGTCCGGCCGCCACCCAAACCGTGCGGCACCTGCACCTTCATGTGGTGCCCCGCCGCGCCGGTGACGGCCTGAAGCTGCCGTGGGCGCCGTGATGTTGGATTCGATGCACCGCGCCCGCACGGGACGCCACCTCGGGCTGACCCTCTACGCGCAGCTCGGCACCTGTCCGGACGACTCCGATGTGTTCCTGGCCCTGTTCAACACTCGCGAACTGGCCCGCACCGCTGAGAACGCACTGAATGGATTGACCGTGGTCTCCCCACCCTGGTTGGCGATCGGCCGCCTGATCTACCCGGTGACCAACCCGGTGCTCGCCGGGGAGTTCATCGGGGTCGCGACCAGTGATGAGGTCGCCGAGCGGATCACTGAGGCGGTCAGTCGCGGCTGGACGGTGGGTCATGGCTGAGCACGGGGCGAAACCGGTCCGGGACAAGGTCACGGCCTTGCTGGCCGCTGACCTGCCGAACCGGATCCCGATGGCCTGCAACTTGTGGGCCCTGGATAAGGCGGAGCTGCCCACCCCCGACATGATCCATTCGGGGGATGTGGCTGACGGGGTGTTGGATCATCGGGGCGAGACGTGGATCGAGGTCATCACCCCGCGCCTGCTGCCCCGCACCCGCACCATGGGATTGAACCCCAACGGGTACATGACCCACCGGTACCGGTATTCGGCCCGCATCTACGTGTGGGTGATCTCCCCAGTGTGGGATGACGCCGTCGACATCTGCAACCGCACCGCCACCGTCACCCGCGACTCCCTGATGGCCTACCCGACCCTGGCCCCACCCCCCGCCGTGGGCGACACCGGGTTCCTGGTCCGTTACGACACGATCGCCGAGGATTTCGGGGAACCGTTCCGTATCGGTGGCCGCAACGGTGGCTCCCCCCGGGTTCGGATGGGTGCCCTGCTCAATTACGAGATCGAACACGAGTACGCGGCCGGTGACCCGGACACCACCGCCGCGTGGGGCACATTCGACACTTACGACCTGCGGGTGACGCTGGTACCCGTGCTGACTCGCATCGGAGGATGACCATGCCTGTTTTGATCAACACGGGTCGCGCGGGAGTCACCTATGACGACGCCGGGCACTCACTCGGCGGGGGTGAACGCATTCCCGTCACCGAGGTCGACTACACCGGGCAGGACGCCATCGACCGGGGAATCCTGCGGGTGGAAGACGACCCGCCCCCCGCTACGCCACGGGACCGCGACACCGAACCCGGCGCGTCGCAAGCGGAGTAACCCCGCGATCCTGCGATGATCCGCCCGTGCCGATCCACGGGAGGGCCGCATGGCTGTAGGTGTCACCGTTGCCCGCACCGCTGCGGCCGGATCGCTGTACCCCATTCCCGTTCCGAGCGCCTCCTATTTCGTGGTGGGCCTGGCCAACCGTGGCCCGTCGGTCGACGTCGTGCGCGTGACGTCGATGGCGCAGTTCGAGGCCGCGTTCGGTACCCGCCCCAGCTTCGGCAACCTCTACGACGACGTCTCCACGTTCTTCTCCGAAGGCGGCGGTGAGGCTTACGTCGCCCGCGTCGTCGGACCGGCCGCCACCCAAGGGTCCCTGGCGACCCCACTGGCGGACCGCGCCGGTACCCCGGTGAGCACCATGCAGGTCACCGCCAAAGGGCCGGGCGCGTGGTCCTCGGATGTCACTGTCTCGGTCATCGCCGGGACGGTCCCCAACACGTTCACCCTCTCGATCTCCTACCTGGGTGTCGAGGTGGAACGGTTCGCAAACCTGACCTCCCCGCAGGACGCGGTCACCAAGACGGCCGGATCCGCGTGGGTGACTTTGACGGATCTCGCGTCGGTGACGACCGCGCCGAACAACAATCCCGCCGTGGTGGGCCCGGTGGCCCTGTCGGCCGGTGCCGATGACCGGGGGTCGGTGGACGCCGCCGCCATGGTCACCGCCTTGAACCGGTTCGGTGGCCAGTTCGGTGACGGGTGCGTCGCCATCCCCGGTGGGGGGGACGCCACGCACGCGGGACTGCTGACGCACGCCACCGCGAACAACCGGCTGGCGATCTGTGTGTCCGCGCGGGGCGCGTCAGCGACCCAGTTGGCGACGTTGGCGGCCGGATACAACTCCGAGTACGGGGGGCTGTTCGGTCCATGGGTGCAAACCCGGGACGCGTTCGGTGGGACCCTGGTGATCCCACCGGACGGTTACATCGCCGCCGTGCGGGCTCGCGCGCACCGCGATGTGGGCCCATGGCAGGCCCCAGCGGGGGAACGCGCCCGATCCTCAGTTGTCGTGGGTGTGGATCAGATTTTCGATTCCGCCACCGCCAACGCCCTGGAGGACGCGAAAGTCTCCCCGATCCTGCCCACCACGGGTGGGGTTCGGCTCTACGGGTGGCGGTCCCTGTCGGCGGACACCGCGAACTGGCGGCTGCTCACCGGTGTGGACACGATCAACCGGATCGTGATCGCCGCCAGTCAGCAGCTTCAGCTCCTCCTGTTCGAGACGATCGACTCCAAGGGGCACCTGCTGTCCCGCGTGGAGGGCGCCCTGATCGGCATTGTGCAACCCATGGCCGACGCAGGCGGGCTGTACGCGTGGGTGGACGCGGACCCCAACGGGGGCAATCCCGTGCAGCAGGACCCCGGTTACGCGGTCACCACGGACCCGTCCCGGGAGGTGGCGTCAGCCAACATGGTTGTCGCCAACGTCGCGGTGCGCGTGTCCCCGACCGGTGCGCTGATCGCATTGACCGTGACCAAGGTCGGCGTCACCCGGCGATTCTGAGGAGTAGAGCATGAAAGCTGCGGCACGCCAGTGGCTCGTCACGGTGGCCGCCCTGGGCAATCGGACGTTCGCCGAGAAGTCCGGTGGGGAGAAGAAGTCTGAGACCACGAAGTGGCGTGATGGTGGCGCAGTGTTCTCCGATGTGATCACCGCGCCCCCGGAGATCTCCGATGTGGTGCTCACCAACGCTTATGACCCGGATGTCGACGCGGCCATGATCTCCACGCTGCTCACTCAGGTCGGGGTGCTCACCACCACGATTACTCAGGTTCCGCTTTACGGTGACATGACCCGCGTGCCTGGGGTGAAACCACTGGTGTACACGGGGGCAGTGCTCACGGCGGTGACGCCCCCGGACCCGAACTCGAACTCCGGTGACCCCGGCACCTACAAGCTGACGTTCTCCGTCAACGCGCTGACCTGATCGTTTACGGGTGGTGCGGGCTGACCTCGATACTCACAGGGGTCGAGGTCGGCCCGGACTGCCCGTAACCCTGTGAGGAGTACCCGTGTCTGATCGCGTTCTCGACCCCGGTTTCGCCTACCACGACCGCACCCAGGACCCCGCGTCACCGCCCATAGTCGACACAGTCGACACCAACGGGCACGCCCCCCTGTCGAGCCTGGACGACCTGCGGTTGGCGCTGGAGCAGTCCGATGCGGTCGCCCAGCAGGAGTTCGAGGACTACATCCTGTTCGGGCCGGGCAAAGTGATCCGCTTAACGTGCTCCACGGACCTGGCCCAACACGACCTGAAGTCCGACCAGTTGGCCGCGATCCCCCGCGCCTACCGGCGCAAACGCATGCCCGATGCCACGAAAATGAATGAGGCCGAGGCCCTGGGTCGGGTCATCGGGCGGCAAACTCTCGAGATCGCGCTGCGCCAAGCCGACGGCAGTTACCGGGCCATGCCGGGCACGTTCGCCGACGCCAACATTCTGACCGCGTTCGGTGCCGCTGAGGTTCATGTCGCGGTCGGTCGGGTGTTCGCCAACGACGCCTACCTGATTCGTGCGGGTGAGGAACTGCTCGAAGCGTGCGGCTACGGGGAGACCAGGCCGGGTGACGGGGGCCCTACGTAACGCCGGGCCCGCGCGAGCTGCTGCGGGAGGCGACGATCGAGTGGCTGGCCGGTTTGGGTCCGGTGCAGGAGGCCGCGATGGTGGCCCGGTTGTTTCGGCAGGATCCGGCCGCGCTGCTCGACGACGCCGGGGATGAGTGGCCGATGCTGGTGCGGGTCGCCGCTGCCCGCTATGTGGTGCGCTGCGAGGAGGCCGCCGCGAAACGGGAGCGGGAGTCAGCGAAGGGCCCCTAGCCGCGTGTCGTGCCCGCTGGGGGCCTCGGGCGCTGCCACGATCACCGGGACTCGGGAGGTGATCGGTGGCTGAGGATGACGTGCATATCCATGCGTCCATGGACCGTGACGTCGCCGAGGCCCTGCACGCCACTGCTGATGCCGCTGTGGAAGCCGACCGGGAGTTGGGCAAGGTCGGGCGTACCGGGGAGAAAGCCGGTGAAGAACTCGACGCGGGGATGGACAAGGCCAAGAACTCCACCCAGCGGACCCGCAATGCTCTAGGTCAGTTCGTGGCGGCGGCGAACGCGGCCGGGAATGCGGCGACGTCGTCGGGCGCGAAGGCGGGGGCCGCCAGTCTCGGGTACACGAAGCTCGGCAGCTCCGTGAAGGGCGCTACGCAGGCCATCAACTCGTCGAATACTGGTGGCAAGAAGCAGGTCACGACGCTGGAGTCGTGGGCGAAGTCCGCCGATAAGGCGAGCAAGGCCACGGGTGGCCTGAAGTCGATGATGATGCTGATCAAGTGGGGAACGATCCTCACGGGTGGTCAGGCCGTCGTCGGCATGCTGGTGAGTTTGGGTGCGGGCGCGGTCATGGCTGTGGGGCACATGGCGCCGTTGGTGGGGGTGCTGGGGGCGCTCGGTCCGGCTGGGTTCCTCGCGGCGGCCAGCCTCAGCCTATTCAAGATCATCGGGCCGGATGTGGGTGCGATCCTGCGCCCGTTGACCAACGACTTCAAAGCCATGCGCCTGGAGATCTCCCAGGCCCTGGTGCCCGGCCTGCAAACCTTCAACCGGGAGATCCACGACCGGCTGATCCCCACCCTGCACACCGGCCTGGTGTCCCTGGGGACGTCCTTCGGCACCGCCGCCGCGCACGTCGGCGACATGGTCACCCAGGCCCGCACCGTGAGCCAGATCGGGGTGCTGTTCCACGGCATGGACCCGATCATCCAACTTCTGGCCAACTCCCTCGGGCACGTGCTGGTCACCCTGATCGGGCTCGCGACGGCCGCGCTGCCGATGACGACGTCGATGGCCCAGGGCCTCGACCGGGTGACCACGAAACTCGACGCGTGGGCCAAACGCATGGAGGACAGCGGCAAGGCCCAAGCGTTCATGTCGCGGGCCTGGAATCAGATGAAGAACGACGGGAAAATCCTGGAGGACTTCATCGTCGGGCTGTACCACATTTTCGCGATCGCGGGCGGGGTCGCCCGGGATCAGCTCGGCGGCGGCATGGAGTCGGCGGCGGCGAAGTTCCGGGCGTGGACAACATCAGCCGACGGTGCGAAGCGGATCACCCAGTTCTTCCTTGACGCCATGCCGATCTTGCGGGAGACGGGTCTGCTGCTGCTGGCGCTCCTGCACGGGATCAGCGGGATCGGCACCAACCCTCAGGTCGCCGCCCTGATCGCGCAGATCCGCACGGAGCTGCTCCCGGCCCTGGGGGCGCTGTTCCACAACCTGTCCGGCGCCAGTTCCGGCGGGTTCGGTTCGGCCCTGGTCACGGCGTTCACGCAGATCGCCCTGGCCTTGTCGAAGATCCCTCTGGGTGGCTTGACCGACATCATCAAGGCGATCGGTGCACTAGCGGCGGTGATCTTGTGGCTGGTGAGCAACGTGCCCGGACTGGGGCCCGCGATCGGGATCTTCCTGACTTTGTTCACGGTGTTCGGGGCGGGCGCGAAGGTCACCAGTGTGATCTTGAAGGCCTTCGACAAGGTTGAGAGCATCCTGAAGTTCGCCAAGGCGACCAGTGCTCTGGGGCTCGTCCTGAAATGGATTGCACCGATCCTCGACGGGGCCGCGTGGGCGATCAAGGGCGTGGGCACGGCGATCGCGTTCGCCTGGGACGCCAGTCCCATCGGGATGATCGTATTGGGCATCACCGCCCTAGTGTTGATCTTCATCTACCTGTGGAACAAGTACGCGTGGTTCCGTGACGGGGTCAAAGCCATCGGCGCGGCCGTCGTCGATGCGTTCATCTGGATGGCCAAGGCGGCTGCCGCCCCGTTCGTCGAACTCTGGAACCTGATCAAGGACACCTACAATCTGATCGCCAGAGGCTGGAACTCGATCCCCACGATCACCATCCCGTCCTGGATCCCCCTGGTCGGCGGGACCGCGTTCACCCTGCCGAAAATGCCGCTGCTCGCTGAGGGTGGCGTCATCGAGCACAGCATGGCCATCGTGGGCGAGCAGGGCCCGGAAGCCCTCGTGCGGGGCGGGCAGTTCCTGGGCATGGTCGGCATGAACGGCCCGGAGCTGCGCACCGACCTGCCCCGGGGCGGATATGTGGTGCCCAACCTGTCCACCCTGAACCGATTCCCGCTACTGGCCGACCGGCTCCCCTCTTCGGTCGCTGACGCGGTCGCCGGGGCCATGCCCGGTTACGGGGCGCTGCTGGCGCGCGGCAACGCCGCACCGGGTGGGGCGAACGTGTCGGTCAACGTCGACACCGGATCGGATGCGGTGGTCAACGCGATCCATGACCTGGCCGCCGCTGTCATGTCGAGCAACCGCAACCCCGTACCGCCCCCGATCGTGCCGAGGGACAACTCCCGGCTGGCCGCGATGTCGGAACGGTACAAGTACAGCTCCCCCAGGAGACCGTGATGGCACTGGCTGTGATCCGGGACCCCGTGAGCGGGGTGAACTTCACCGGCGTGCCCGGACGGCGGGCCTATTTGATAACAGAGGACGGGGCCCTGTCGTTCTCTTTCGATTTCGCCCCCCCGGTAATCGAATACTCGGTGCTGGAGCAGGACTGGGTGCAGGTCGAACGGGTCGGGCTGGTCCCGTTGCTGGTGCGCAAAGCCGACAAACTGGAGACGATCAAGTTCTCGGTCAATCTGGGGGGCAAGGACGGGGACTTCTACGCCGATCAGGGCCCGCACATCGTGGCCCTGAAGGCGGTGGTGAAGTCCCGGGCGCGAGTGATGATGCGCTACTCCGATCATGAGGCCGGGCTGTGGCGGATCACGACCGCGTCGATCTCCTCGGTACTGCGCGACCCGGACACCAACGGCATCATCCGGGCGACCGCTGACATCACCATGACCCAGGCCAGTGAGATCGCTCCCGGTGTCGGGCCGGTGTCGGCTCCTGCGGCACCGCAACCGGTCGCTCCCGCCGCAGCGGCGAGCACAGCCCCGGCACGGACGTACACGGTGGCGGCGGGGGACACGCTGTGGGGGATCGCGCAGAAGTTCTACAACAACGGCAACCGCTGGCCGGTCATTTTCGACGCGAACCGGGACAAGGTCGCCTCCCCGCAGACCCTGGCCATCGGCACACAGTTGATCATCCCACCGTAGGAGGTTGCCATGCCCTGGTACAACGGTCTCGGCGCGCTGCTCGTCGGCATCATTCTCGTCGTCGTCAACTCGTACCTGCCGCCACCGCTATCCACCTTGTGCTACATCGTGGGGATCATCCTGGCGATCGTCGGGCTGATCCTGCTGGTGCTCGGTCTCATCCGGGGCCCCGGCCCGTTCACGCGAGTCTGACCGCCCCACTATAGAAAACGTCGAGGGCAGTTTGCGATGACGACCAGGCCTGCCGGTGCGCCGGGTGTCGGCATGCCACGAAGGCAGCGCTGCCGCTGGCTTCGGCGCGGATCCCCGCTTGCGTGGCGCGACGTGCAGCCACGCGAGCAGGGCATCCAAACCAACCTGGTTAGCCACAACGCGGCCGGGGAATCGCGGCGAAGCACTGCGGTTCAGGATCGACCGGCGCGTCGAGGCAGCCGAATGCTCCGGCGTGTTCGGCGAGGGCGAGATCATTCCATTCGCGGAGTGCCGCGTGGGCACGGGCGGGTGGGGACTGTTCACAGGGTGGATTCATCCACAAAGGCGACCATGCCCATAACAACGAAGGCAATCACCTACAGGTGTCCCATTTGTGGCACTCTGCGTGACCAGCGTGTCGTTGAGGTGACGTGATGGCCGCAGGTCAGATCCATCTCACCGGACCCCAGGTCGCCGCGCTCGTCGCCGAGGTGAACTTCCCCCCACAAGATCGCGTAACCATGGTGGCGATCGCTAAAGCCGAGTCCGGCTGGACCGTCGATGCGATCAACACCGCCAACTCCAACGGATCCGTCGACCGGGGCCTATTTCAGATCAACAGTGTGCACTCGCAATACAATGCACAACAGCTACTTTCCGACCCCCGCTACAACACCCAGGCCGCGAAAGACATCTACGATTCCCAGGGCCTGCAAGCATGGTCGACCTACAACGCGGGCGCCCAAACCCCGTACATGGCTGAGTCCGCGCAAGCCGTCGCCAACGCCGGGGGGCTCACCGGACTGCCCCCGGTGGCCGGATCCGACCCGGCGAGCCAAACCGTGGTCTACGGGCCGCCCGGTGGGGAGGAAGTTCGGGCGGGTAAGGCGTTCCCGCTGGAGTTCAACACCCCCACCGCCGACGGGTCGATCGGGGTGCTGCGCATCATGGGCACTCAGATCGCCGACAGCATCGGCATGAAGATCATAAACGAGCCGACGTTCCGGGCCGCCATGGATCAAGTCCCGCACATCACCATGAGCGTCATCGACCCCGGCTTCACCCAATCGAGCGCGAAACTGTTCACTCCCGGCAACCTCGTCACCTGGCGCGACGCCATCCTGCGCACCGACACCGTCGCCTACGTGCCCGGCGACCACGGGCAGGGAGAAGCCGACGTCACCGCCGAAGACGACATCGTCCACGCGCTGAAACAGCTACGCGGACCGCACACCGCATCCAACATCGACGCCGTCACCTGGCTGTTCCAAGAGATCTCCACCGTCGGCTACGACCCCACGAAGTTCCTCCTCGGCGAGTCCGTGCCCACCCAAACCACCATCGCCCGCGACGTGTGGGACCCGTCCATGGGTGTCGTCGCCGACACCGAGTTCCCCTCGGCGTGGACTACCGTCGTGCGCCTCGCCCGCGAACTCGGAAAATGGGTGTTCATCTCCGGGCGTCGCATCATCTTCGGCTCCGCCCAGTTCGCGATGGCGTGGGCCGCCGCCGCGCCCGTGCGCATCGGCTGGGTTGGCGCCCCCCCGGAGGAGATGTTCATCGACATCCCCACCACCGTGCGGGCCACCATCGCCGACCGGGTACAAACCTTGCAGGTCAAAGGCCGGGTACCGCACGCCCGCGCCGCGCTGTTCCGCCCCGGTGTGCCCGTGGACTGCTACGGGGTCATGGGCGTCGACAACACCCCGTCGATCAACCCAGCGAACACGTTCGCCGCCCCCATCCGCATGATGGTCAGCGACATCGAGCACGTGCTCGCCACCGACACCGACGGCGCCGACGTCACCCTCATCGAACCCGTCAACCCCATCCCCCAGCCACCCGGTTCGACGAACAACCCCAACGCGCCGGGCGGGCCCGGTGGGGCGGTCGGGGTCACCGGTGGCGGGGCGGACGGGCAGATCGAGACGTTCGTCCGCAACGCGCTACAGGAGACCGGCAAAACCTACGTCTACGGCGCAACCCCGGCCGCATCAGACCCGGACCCGCGCGCCTTCGACTGCTCAAGCCTCGTGCAGTGGGCCGCGACCCGCGCGGGGATCCCCAACGTGCCCCGCACCTCGGAGCAGCAGATCGCCGCCTGCGACCTGATCAGCGTGCCGACCGCCATCAACACGAGAGGCGCGCTCCTGCACCAACCCGGGCACATCGCCATCTCACTGGGCAACGGCCGCACCATTGAGGCCTCCCAGGACGGGGTGCCCGTCGGGCAGCTCAACGCCACCGGCCGCAGTTGGGATCAGGGCGGCAAACTGCGGGGCGCGAAGGGCTACCTGTGAGCATGCAACTGGCCGACTTCGGCACCACGCATCGGGCGATCGTCATCTCGACCACCGCTCAGGGTGTCATCGTGGAGATCCCCACCCTGGCACCGAACGCCCCTTGGGGTCCGATCCCGACGTGCGTACCGAACCTCGCGGCGGGTGAGGCGGTGATCGTCACCCAGATCTCCACCTCCCGCGACACCATGATCGTGATTGGACGGTCGCCGGGCCGGGCCCCGACCATCGGGGAGATCCCCTCCCTGGCGACCACCCTGGCCGCGATCACCGGCGCGGCGACCGCTCTGACGACACGGGTCGGCACCGATGAAGGACTGATCGTCGCTAGCGGGTCCGCGATCACCGCCCTCCAAAGTCGGGCGACCACCGATGAGGGCCTGATTAACGGCAACACCTCGGCGATCACCGCGCTACAAAGCAGGGCGACCACCGACGAAGGACTCATCACCACCAACACCACCGCGATCGCCACCACCAACACGGCCGCCACCGCGTTGACCACACGGGTCACCACCCTGGAGGACACGACCCGCATCGGCGCCACCCGATACGTCTTCCAGGCCGCCGACATTCAGATCAACAACACCACCACCCCCCAAGCAACCAGCCTGACCCTGCCGGTGATCGCGGGCGCCACCTACGAATGGGAAGCGTTGCTCATCGTCGACTCGCTCCCGGCCGCCAACTGCAAAATCACGTTCGTGGTGCCCACCGGCACCTCCAACCCGCGCGTCGCCCCCTGGTTCTCCGGCGACCCCGCAGGCAACGCCGCGATCTGGCACGACGTGTTCGACGGGCCCTCCTACGTGATGGGCGCCAAAACCGGTGGCGGCATGATGAGTTCCCGACCCGCTGGCGGGGTCATCATCGGGGCCACAGCGGGCAGCTTCGCCATCCAGTACGGGCAGAACGTCTCCGACGTATCCCTCGTGGTGTTCAAAGCCGGATCGAAGCTGAAGATGACTCGGGTGTCCTGATCAGCGCGCCCCCCGGATCGGCGCCGCGCGACATGCCAGGATGCCCGCGTGGCTGCCGTCTGGGATTTTCCCTTCACGCTAGGGCCGGGCGGGGCCGTAGCCGTGGTCGACCAGGACTCCGACCGGGACATCGAGAATTTGATCGCCGCCGCCCTCTACACGCGCCCCGGTGAACGCATCCAAGCACCCACGTTCGGGATCTCCGACCCGGCGTTCGTCGGCTGGGAGGCCCCCTCATTGAACCGGCACCTGCTCGATTTCGGACCGCACGTCGACGTGACCTCCGTTGTCGTGGCCCGGCGTGAGGACGGCCGCGAAGAGGTCACCGTGTCCTGGCAGCGGAAAGAGTCCACGTGAGCGCCCCCCTGATCCGGCCACCCGTCGACCTGGGTGCCTACGTCGACCTACGCATTTTCGACGTCCCCGACCAGGACCTGATCTCAGCGATGATCGCCTACTACGGGATCGTCAACCCCGGATGGGTGCCCCGGGAGGGCAACACCGAGGTCCTGCTCATGGAAGCGATCGCCCTGGCGATCGCCGAGAACGTCGCCACGATCAACCGGCTCCCGGGCGCGGTCGTTGAAGCTGTCCTGCACCTCGCTGGAGTGGACCGCGACTTCGGTGCCCCCGCGATCGGCACCGCCACCATCAACCTCGCAGACGGCCTCGGGTACACCATCCCGACCGGTACCCGCTTCTACCTGCCGCTGGCTACGGGCACGGTCGTGTTCCTGGCGCAAGCACCGGATACGCAGATCGCGGCCGGGGCGACCAGCGCCACGATCAACCTCATCTCCCAGATCAACACCGCCGCCGCCAACGGGGTCACCACCGGTACCCGTCTCGTGCTCGCCGACCAGTTGTCCATGGTGCAGACCGTTGTGTTGGCGTCGACAGTGTCGAGTGGTCGGGACCCGGAAACCGACGCGGCGTGGCGCGACCGGGGTGTGGCCCGCCTGAAGCGACTTTCGGACGCTCTTGTGGTCCCAGCACAATTCAATGCGTTCATCGACGAGGATGTGCGCATCGGGCGCGTGATGACCGTCGATTTGTGGGACGGGTCTGTGGGCTCACCACATACACCGGGCGCGGACCCCGGTCACATCACCTGCTGTGTGCTGGATCCGACAGGGCTCACGCTGGGCACCCCGGACCTCACCGACCTCCAGGCGCAGGCGCAGGCCAAAGCGGCCGCCATGCTGGCTGTGCACGTCATCAACGCCGCCTTGGACACCGCGAACATCGTGGTCACGTTCGTCACCGCAGCGGGCTACGTCGCGGCCACTGTGGCCGCCGCCATCATCACCACATTGCGCAACTACATCAATCCGCTGACCTGGGCGGCCGGGGCACCACTGCGGCACAACGAACTCGTCTCCGTCGCCGACCAGGTGCCCGGCGTGGACTACATCACCCACGTGATGATCAACGGATCGACGTTGGACGTCACCGCGTCCTCCCCCCGGGCGCTGCCCCAGGCGGGCCTGCTCGACGTCGCCGACCCGTTCTCCGGTGGTGGCCTGGAGGATCACTTCAACTCCGACACCAGCACCATCAACACCGCCCTGTGGACCGTCGCGGGCGTGACCTCCATCGTCACCAACCGTCTGCGCATCACCGGGCACAGCACCTACGCCGACTCCCTGACCTCGGTGGCCAAATACAACTTCACCGGCCGACGAGTCAGCGTCAAAATCCCCACCGTGCCCGCCGCCGCCTCCGGTGAGGCTTTGCTGCGCATGACCACCGACGCCAACAACTGGCTGTCCATCGGCAAATCCGGCACCAACCTGCTGATGCGCTCCCGCGTGGCCGGATCAAACTCCGACACCACTCTCACCTACGACGCGGTCGCTCACCTGTGGATGCGCATCGCTGAAGGACCAGCGGGCACCATCACCTGGCAAACCAGTCCCGACGGTTCTGTGTGGACAACCCGCCGCACCCTGGCCACCGGCCTGCCCCCGTACGTGAGCGTCAACGTGGTCCTCATCGCGGGACACACTGTGGGTGGCGACCCCGACCAGATCTCCGAGTTCGACGATTTGACGGTGATCTAGTGGACCTCACTGGTGTGATGCACGTCTTAGACCGCAACGCGTGCCGCAGTTGCCGCCGCCCCATCATGCTGGTGAAGAACATCGGCTGGCTCCACGGGGAACTCCCGCAGTACGCGCACGAGGAACCCACATGCGCTAACGCCGTTCCCGTGGATCCGCGCTGCCCAGAGTGCGACGTACTTCAGGCCGCCGCGCAAGTACCGGGCGGACTACGCATCTCCTGGCATTCCGTGGGGGGCGTGCGCTGCTCCGGTAGCTGGGCAATTGTGGCGAGACCACAATGACCACCGCGATCCCAACCCTGCCGACCGCACCGACGGTCAACCATTTCGCGCAACGCATCTTCGATCGACTCCCGGAGGCCTACCGCACGTTCGACGCCAACTCCGGTTACCCGTTCCTGCTCTACATCGACGCCGTCACCCAAGAGTTGGGGGCGATCGACGTCGTCATCGACCGGATCACCGGGCAGCGCCCGGTCGGTCCGGCGACCCCCATTCCGTGGTCGTTGCACCCCTCGGCGTTGGCCGACTACAACGCCAACCGGGTCCTGCGGCTGTCCGAGCTGGCCGATCCCCTGGTGGCGGACGCGGCGTGGCTACCGTGGCTGGTGCAACTCGTCGGCGGGCACCTTGATCCGGCCGCGTCGGTGGCGGAGCAGCGGGACACGATCCGCTACGCCACCTCGGGGTGGCAGGCGGGCACGATCTCCAGCATCGAGTACGCCGCCCGCTCGGCTCTGACCGGTAGCCAGTACGCGAAGTGCATCCCGCACATGACCGACGGCGGCGCGGCCGGTGGCCCGTGGGATGTGGCGATCATGACCAGGTCGTCGGAAACCCCGGACCCCAGTGCGGTGATCGGCGCGATCCTGCGCAAGGGCGTGAAACCGGCCGGGGTGATCCTGCACCTGGTGCCGTTCGGGGCGTCGTGGGACATGCTGGAGTCCGCGCGGCCGATCTGGGACCTGTGGGAGACCGACACGGTCGGGCCGGTCACCTGGGACCGACTGGCGGACACGGGACTGTCCTACGCTGACGTGCCCGGCAACCTCGTGCCCAACGCCTCCTACGAGGTCAACGTCACCGGTTGGACAGCGGGGTCGAACACCACCGACACGTGGCTGGCTGGGGGTGTCGACGGGCTCGGACAGGCCACCGTGCACGCCACGGCGGCCGGACAAATCAAGATCACGTCCTCGACGTTCCCGGTTACCGCAGCCCTGGACTACCGCAGCTCGTGCGCCGTGAAACCCGGCAATGCCCGCACCGCCCGGCAGATCCGCACCTGGTCAACCGGTGCCACGGCCACCAGCCCCGATTTCGTTCTCCCCGCTGGGGTGTGGACGCGGATGCCGACGCACACTGTCACCGCGCCGACCGGGGCGACGACGGCGAGTGTCGCGTTGCAGGTCGACGGCATGGGCGTAGGGGAAACCCTGGCGTTGGACGCGTGGGATGCGCGGCAGTACCACGGTTAAGTCGGGGTGCCCCGATAGACTTCCCACTGGTGGCCGCAGGGGTGTCAAGGCCGTTGCCCGCAAGCTTCGGACGACTCCATATGCGGTTAAGGTTCGCTCGGTCGGGCTTTTGGTGGCGGGCAGTTCCTCCCGGCTGCAATGAGCGCTCCTGCACGAGCCTGCGGCCACCTCCAGCGTGTCACTGCCGGTACAGCGCCCCCGGGCCTGCCACGATCACGCGGTGACGGTGACCCGCACACCCCGCCTGGGTGTAGAGCAGTGGAGTTCCGGCAGCGACTCGCCGTCGCGCACCGGGTTCAATCAAGACCTGCTGAACCTTGAGTCGAAGACCGCGATCGACCAGCGCACCCCGGCCGCCGCACTACCCACCGCCGCCACCACCCTGCCGGTAGGCGGGACGACACCACTAGTGGCGGCGGAGTTCTTCCAACGCACCCTGGATCTCGGTTCCGGTGCCACTGCTTACGCCCTGTACCGCACCGACTCAGGCGGCACCTGGCACGCGCAAGCGTGGGTACCGGAGCGGCTGCTGGTCCGACCACCAGACACCGTGCCAGCAGTCACCGCTGAAGCACTGCGGGTGGAGCACACCGGGGTCTCCAACGGGCCCGGCCTGTCGGTGTCCTGGGATGGCGCGGCGACACTGCGCAAGCAACTGATCCTCGGTGGTTCCGCCGACGGCACGGTCGGGCGACTTTCAATTGGTGGGCTGGATTCAATGCCCGCCGCTGTTCGGGCCCGCATCACCCCGGTGGGTTCTGAACGAGGCCTGGAGATCAAAGCCGGGGACGTCAACGTCACCGAACTACTCCGGTTGATCGAGTTCGGTGGGTCGACGGTGCTCACCGTCACCGGCGCCGGGCAGATGTCCAGCACTCAGGGTGCCGCGTTCGGTGGTACACCTCCGGCAGCGTCAGCGGCGCTGGCCGCGTCCCCCAACGCAACCGGAGCGATCAACACCGGGATCCTCGGTTACGGGCAGGAGACCGCGCCAACGCGGGTGATCTGGCAGGTAAACCGTTTCCAGCCGGGCAGCTCCGACGTCAACCCGATCTTCTCCGTGGCACCGAACGCCATCGTGATCGGCCGGGTCTCCTCGGACTGGACCGGGGAACTGGATCTCGGCGCCGCCCTAACCAAACTTTCCACGCCGCGTCTCGCATGGTTCCCCACAGCCGCATCCCAGTCCGGGAGCACCCCGTTCAACCCGTTCCCCGGTATGACCGGGTTCGTCGGCATCGACGCCACCAACGGACTCAGCTCCACGATCAGCGCACTGCTCAACAACTACGGGGACCCCACCCGTGACGCCGCCCGGCTCTACTCCTACCCGTCGTCGACCGCGACCTGGACGGGGGACATTCAGCGCGGCTACCAGGCTGAGATCATCTCCGGGGCCCCGGATGTGGCCCTGGTATCCCGCATCGACCCCCAAGGCCGGTCACTGGCCAACGCCCCGTGGCGCGGTTCCGGTGGCAAACCGGTCCAGTTGCGGGACCTGCGCCAAGGTGTGGTGCACGCCAGTAAAAAGATTTGGGTAGTCCCCGGGGACTACCCCGACGGGCAGTTCATCGCGTCGAACGGATCATTCACCTACGACTGGCCCACAATGACCGTGCGCTCGGCGTCGGTCACCCAGTTGGAAGTGGAGATGCGCCTGGAGGCTTTGTTCTTCAAACAGAACTCCGGCGCCAACCCCGACCGGCAGGTCCTGCAAATCCGGTGGTTCTATTCGATCGCCGGTGGGTCGTTCGTTTCAGCCGACCCCGACTACCAGGAGGCAGCCGCTACCACAGTGGACTCCCCGTGGCCGCAGGCACCGGGGGTGCAAAACATTTGGACGGTGATCGTTCCGGTCACTGCGGCGGCCGGGACCACGTTCCGTATGCGCATGCAAGCACTGTTGTACGCCTACGCCAGTGACGGGCGGTTGCGCCGGGCGGACCTGCGGGTGAGGGAATCCATTGTCGAGACATATACGGCGGCCTGAATGAACTACACGCATTTGACGGAGAAGGATTTCGCTGGGCTGCGCGCCGAGCGGATCACGGTACTTGAGGGGGAGCATTACCGGGCGACGCTGCGCCTGCGGGAGTGCACTGGGGTTGCCGAGTTGGAGGCGATCGGCGCCCAGTTGGAGGAGATTGAGCGGCGCATCGCCGTGCACGGTGACGGCATGCCCGCGACGGAGGTCGACCCCGTGAACGAGGCCGCAGGCGCCCCGTGATCTCGCCGCGACTGGCCAACGTTGTGATCATTATCGTCACGATTGTGTGGGTGACGTCGTTCGCCGTGTCCTTATTCTCCCTGACCTACAAACCGGACCCGCAAATCAACGTCATCTTCATGGCGATCACTGGCGGAGCGATGGCGTTGAAAGCCAAGCGCGGTGAAGGCGGACCTCCCAGCCCGCCGAGGCAGGCGCCGTGAACATTTTCTACGTCATCAACTCACTGGTGTGGTCACTGGTGGGCGGGCTGGCCGGATTCAAATACGGGCAGCTCTACCGAGACAATGTTGAGATTAAGAGGCGACTGAGCATGGTCGAAAGCGAACTCCCCGACACCCCCGACGCCCCGGCGCCCGTCGCCCCGGTGAGGCCGCCCCGCTGGAAAGTTCTGCTGCACGAGCCCAGTTCCCGCCAGCTCGTCGGTGTCGTCGTCATCATCATGGCCGTGCTCACCGTGATCAGTGGCGCCTTCTACTCGCACCAACGCAACGCTGAAAGTAACTGCCAAACCGCGTACTTCAACGCCTACACCGAGGCCCTGCGCTCCCGCGATGACCTGGCCACCCGCTCCCGCGCCGGACTGGAGGCATACATCGCCGCCAGCAACGACCTGTGGCTCGGTTTCCTGAAGAACGCCCCCGTCGCCGGGGGCCAGTCCACTGACGCGCAGCGCGCCGCGAGCATCGCCATCCTCAACGACTACCTGGCGAAGTCCCGTGCCTCCATCGCCGACCTGCAAGAAGTGGACAGGGCCAAGCAGGTGTTCCCGATCCCCGCCAACACCTGCCCCGGTGCCCCCTCGTGACGCGGGCCTTGCGCCCTGCCCCGCGTCGCAGCCCGTGGCGGTGGCTCACCCAGGACCGCCCCGCCCAAATCGCCGCCCTGGTCATGCTGGTCGCGGGAGCGGCGGTCACGATCGTGGACATGGGGGATCGGGACGCTCAAACCAGCGCGGCCAACGATCGGGTTACTCAGGTCTCCGCCGAACGTGACGTCTCCGTGGCCCGGTCACTGTCCCTGGCGGAGCAGGTCAAAGCCGCCTGCGCTGGTAGTGGCGCGATCGAACTCGGTGACGCGTGTCATTCAGCGGAGGTTGTTGTCGCCCAACCGATCCCCGGCCCGCGCGGCATCCCCGGCGCTCCCGGTGTGAGTGGCCCGCAGGGGCCACCCGGCGCGACAGGACCGACCGGGCCGACGGGGCCACCCGGTAAGGACGGCACCCCCGGAACCGATGGACGCAACGGCGCCCCCCCAGCGGGGTGGGTCATCGCCAACGCCGACGGATCAACCACCACCTGCGCTCGTGCCCGCGCCTTCGATCCGACCAACCCGCGCTACGCGTGCACCGCGCGCGGCCTGCCCGTCGCCCCCCGGGAGCAACCGGGCCCCCGAGTGGAACCGACACGATAGGAGGCCCTGGCCTTGTTAGGTTTCTGTCTGCCCCTGTACTGCAACCCTCAAGGCCCTAGCCTGCCGTTCGGCACCTGGTATTTGGCGATCTACGACACGGTGCGGGTGGGGTGTGTGGTCGCCGCCCTGATCCTCATCGGCCGGATCGGGGTCGCGTGGCGCCGGTCATACCGTCACGGTGGGCAGCGGGACCGGTACCTGGCGCTGGCACTGTTCGCGTTCATTGTCGCCGCTACGGAGATCTCCCACATGGGTGACATCGCCTCCTACCGGTTGGTGGTCACAGCGGTCGCACTGGGGTTCGCGCAGCGCGGCTTGCGCCGGTTCCCGGGGGAGACCTTGTCGGTGCCAAAGGGGTCGGCCTGATCGGCGCGTCTACCAGGCATCGGGGCGGGCACGCCCGATGATGACGGCGTGACCGAAGACCGCCCGCTTGACGACACCACTGCCGGGTACGGGCGGCATGAGGCGGCGGCTACAGGTTCGTCGCTCATGCGGCTTATCCAGCGGATCCAGACGCAACACCAGATGATCGGAGATCTCGTGGCTACCGAGGCAGAGCAGATTCAACGCCTGAAGGACGATGTGGGCGGCTACGTGAGCGCCATGCGCACGAAGGTGCAGTCCCTTCAGGATCAGATCACGAACCTGGGTGGGCAGGTGTCGTCGGCGGCGGCCGATCAGATGGGCCGCGACGCCCAGGACCTGTCGGACAGCCTGGACACCTTGGAGCAGGCGTTCGCTCAGGACGTTCCCCCGGCCGCCCCGGCAACCCCGGCCGACCCGGGCACGGGCGGGACGACGGACCCAAACGCCCCACCGGCATGATCAAGAAGCTTCTTGAGCTGGCGGCAGTGAAGAAGCTGCTCGACTGGTGGCGCAACCGCCACCAAGGCAAGGCCGGTAACTAGACGTCGAGCCGGGGAGGGTGGCCGTCCCTCCCCGGCCCGACACCCCCATCGGGAGGACTCGTGGCGCACCCATACCTGGGCGACGTGCTGTGGTCCGACGTGTCCGAGTTCCAAACCGAGGTCACCGACCTCTACCCGTTCAACGCCCTGTGCATCCGCTCCAACGACGGCACTCACCGTGACCGGAATTTCATGGCCAACTACGCGTGGTCATTGCGGGCACTGGCCGCCAAACGCCTCAAACTGTTGATCGTCTACGCGGTGTACCGGGACAACTGGCAACAGACCGTGGCCACTATGCAATCCATGGTCGGCACCCCGCACCGGCGCATGGCTGTGATGATCGACGTCGAATCGTGGGGCGGGCAGATCACCGGGAACCACTCCCCGGGAATCAACGCCATGCACACCGCCCTATCCCAGTGGCTCGGCAGCTACAAGCGGGTCATCGGCTACGGCAACACCGGGGACCTCAACGCCCTGTGGCCGGTCAAACCCGTCGGGGTGCGCATCATCGAAGCCGCCTACGGATCCAACCCCGACTACCCCGGCAAGATCGGCCACCAGTTCACCGACGGGCAAACCAAGGACCGCATCGACGTGCCCCCGTTCGGATACGCGGACGCTGACTCCGCCGACGGCTACGACATCGACGCCCTGTGCGCCGCCCTGGGTATCGCCCCCGACCCCGCGCCCGCCCTAGGAGACCCCGACATGCCCGCCAACGAATGGCAAACCACCCCGGTGGCCACCCAGCACGCCGTGTGCTTCCCCGTGGGAGAGAAGGTGTCCTCCCTGATCACCCAAGGCTGGTTGTCGATCTTCCCGGCGCAGGACGCGGACGTGCACGTGGAGCTTTACGGCGGTGGCCTCAAACTCGCCGAGTTCACCGAGAAGGCCCCCCAGCGGGACCGATGGTGGAAAGAACTGCCCGACGGCACCGAGGGCGCCCTGGTGACCATCGCGACCCGCACCAACAGTGTCGCGGGCTGGTGTTTGGAACTGAAACCGAAAGCGAGTGTCTGATGGGTAAGTGGATCGGCCGTGAGGCCGCGCAGTGGCCGCACCTGGTCGGCATGCTGGCGGTCCTGTTCACGCCCCTGTTGCACCTGACCACCGACCAGTCCGGTGCGCTGATCGCGGTGATTGTCGGTGTCACCGGTGGGGCGACAGCGGTCAGTGTCGGTGGGGAGAAGGCCGCCCCCCTGGTGGCCGGGCTGATGAAGGCCGTGCTGGCGGTCGCTCTGGCGATCCACCTGGACTTCTCACCGGGCGCGCAGGCCGCCGTGATGGTGTTCGTGGAGGCCATTGTCGGCTGGTACCTGCGCACCCAGGTCGTCGCGCCGGTGCCACCGATCCCCGTCGTCGCGCCTCCCGTGGTGACACCCCCGGTGGTGGCCGCGCCGGTGACGGTGACCCCCACCCCGGACCCGCTGCCGGTGACGGTGGTCGCCGAGGCCGTCCATGGTGCCCATGAGGCGCCTGTCGCGACAGGGCCGGTGCCTGCGGTCGGCTACCTCGACGACGCGCCGTTGGGGCCACCTCAGGGGGGCCCGCTCGCGCCGTGAGGAAACGGATCCAGCAGGGCACGTCCCGGGTGGTGTCAGCTCGCGACATTGTCGACGACAATGACGCACCGCTGGTTGTCGAGGGGTGGCACGTGCACGGGGTGGCGCGGGCGAACCACTCCGAGGGGGCCCTGCTGGCGGAATGGTCGGACACCCCCACTGGCGGGCAGGGGAGGGCAACGGCGGCGGGACGCACGGTGTCGCTGTTCATCACCCCGGAGATGTCGTCCGCGTGGGTGTGTGACCGGGTCGCGATCCAAGCGAAGATCATCAATCCGGGCGACCCGGATGACCAGACCGAACGCATCATCGACGAAACCTACGACTTCGACCTGGAGGCAGTGTTCACGTGACCGCCCCAACCCTGCACCGCGACTGGGTGTGCGCCAAAGGCTGCGGCTCGGCCGCCCGCACGGTCGATGACAAACTCCCGCACCACCGGTGCAAGCGCATGGCCGGACTGATGGTGCCCCTGATCATCGCCGGAACCAAAGCGAAGGTCGAAACAGTGCAGCGCGGCGACTACGTCGGCAACGACCTCGTACAACGCGATGCCGACGGCAAAGTGTGGATGTCCACCGTGGTCACCCGAGATGAGGGTCAGGACTGCACGGTCTACGCCCCTTGTGCGACAGCGACCGTAGACAGAGGGGAAGTGCAAGGGTGACCGACCACGAGCGGGAGCAGGCGCGGCGCGAGGCCGTAGCCGCCGTCCCGGTGCACGAGCGGCAAGTCGAGGCCGCGCAACAGCGCGTCGACGGGGCCACCGCGAAGATCGCGAAGTTCAACGAGCACGTCGAGGGCTTAACGGCTGACCTGACAGCGGCGCAAGAGAACCTCGCTACCGAGCAGGCGGACCTCCAGGCAGTGCGGGAACGCGCGGCGGAGGTTCTCGCCGAGGGTCCGGTCGCGATCAGCGGAATCGAAGTTCGGGCGGTCGCCGGGGTCGCTGGTGCCGTGGCTGAGGGCAAGGGTGGCGGTAACTGATGGCATGGTCCGCGAGCAAGATTTTCCGGGCCTACCTGGCCGACGTGCTGGACAACACGACCGCCCTCGATTTGGGTTCGGACGCGTTCAAAGCCGCCCTCTACGACAACTCGATCACCCCCGATGAGAACGTCACCTCCGCGAACTCCGCCTACGGTGGCGCCGGTGTGTGGACCGCCACCGGCAGCGGCAGCGGCACCGCCCAGGTGTACCAGGCCGGGCAGTGGGCGCAGGCCGGTGTCGCACTGGGCAGCCCGGTCATCAACTCCGGCACGTCAGATGTGGTGTTCTTCGACGCCAACGACACCGCATCCGGGGCCGCCGCAACACTGAGCAACATTTTCGGTGCCCTGGTTTATGACACGACCGTGACCACACCCGTCACCCAGCAGGGGATTTGTTTCAACTACTTCGGTGGCACCAACGCCGTCACCAACGGCACCTTCACCTCCGTATGGAATGCCCTGGGGCTCATGCGGATCACCATCACCTGATCCGAACAAACAAGGGGTAGACGGGCGGGAGGCTGACGGTGGCTACCCGCCTGTACTTCAATAACACCGCAGCCCCTTACACCCCGACCACCATTCGGGGCACGTGGAGCGCCACTGGTAGTGCCGTCGCGAAACTCCTCGGCGCAGCGCACGATGCTGGTGCGCCGACCACCATCGGGATCGCCGAAACAAACACATCAGCCACTTTCAACGTGCTGTGGGGACGGTGGATCTCCGCGCCCGCAGCGATCAGCGGGAACCTCTCCGGTGTTGTTTCCTGGGCGGTAGGCGTCAAAGAGTCGAGCGCCAGCGCACTCGACGTCCTACGGGTACACATCTATGTCACCACGGGCAGCAGTGACACCCCGCGCGGCACCCTGCTCACCAACTACACCGACACCGTCAGGTTCACCACCACCGCTGCCGGTATTTCATCGCTCGACGTAGCGATCAGCACCGTCGCGGTACAGGCCGGGGACCGCGTTGTCGTCGAAATCGGCTACGAAGCACAGAACACTTCAGCGACGTCATTCACCGGCACCATGAATTACGGCGGCAACCAGTTCTTCCGGGACCTGGTTGCCGCCCAGTCCTCAGGAAGTCACGGCACCGACCCGGCCACCCGCTACGGATGGGTCCAATTCTCCGACCCGAACAGCGTCCTGGTCGCCGCCCCCACGGGCGCTGCGAACCGTTGCCCCAACCCGGCCGCAAAAACTTACCAGGACTTCTGGTCAACCGCCGCCAACACCACGGTCACACAGCCCGCCGAGACCGGATTCAGTCGCACCACCGGATTGCACGTCGTCATTGGTACGGCAGGCGACCCGTCTATTCAACCCGCTGTGGTTCCGGCCGCCGCAGGGGAAACTTGGTCAACCTATTTCGAGGCGAAAGGGTCGGTCACCGCAGGGAACACCACAACATGCTGGCTGAACTTCCTTGACGCCCGAGGCAACTTCCTCACCCCCAACCCTTCCCAAAACGTCACCCTATCCACCACCGCGCAAGCAATCACGTTCTCCAACTACACAGCCCCCACCAACACAGCCTATGTTGGCGTATCCCTTGAGGGCACCGCAGCGATTGGTGACACCTTCGACGTCACTTGCGTCCGCTACGACATCGCCGCCTCGATCGCCGCCTACGCCGACGGTGACACCACCGGCTGGTCGTGGGATAACGCCCTCACCGACGGCGACTCCCCCTCGCGGGCCCTGCCCGCCACCAATGCCAACGCCGGGAACGCCGCCGCCACGGCAACCGCCCAGACTCCCAGTCCGGCAGTCGCCCCCGTTCCCACCGCGAGCACCGCGAACGCTGCTGCCCAGAACCCTGGCGGCGCGGCTTCCACTGGCGCGGGCGTGGGCGCCGGGAGCGCGGCAGCGAAATCCCCGAACCCCAGCGTCGCCCCCACGGGCGGGGCCGGGGCCGCCAGCGCGGCGGCGCAAGCACCCAGCGTGTCCGTGTTCGCCAACGCCGGATGCGCTGGCGCGACAGCCTCCGCCCAGAGCGCAACCGGCACAGTCGCCCCCACTGCCGGGGCCGGGGCCGCCAACGCGGTCGCGCAAGCCCTCAGTAGCACTGGCGCCGCCACCCCCACTGCTGCGGCAGCGACTGGCACCGCACCCACCCCGGCCGCGAACATCGCCGCGCCCGCTGGCGCTGCGACGGCCACCGCTGTCGGACAGTCCGCCACCACCCAGATCTCCCCCACTCCCACGGCGGCCGCCGCGACTGGTACGGCGCAGCAACCGGGTGGAACCGGCAGCTCCACCTCCACCGCCGCGACCGCCAGCGCAGCCGCGCAAACACCCACCCCTGCGGTAACGGCGCCCGCAGGAGCCGCCACCAGCACCGGTACCGCCCCGACTCCCGCCGTCGCCGTGGCCCCCACCGCCACCGTCAGCACAGCCACCGGCGTGGCGCAGGGCGCGAACTCCACTGGCGCGACCACCGCCCAGGCCGCTACCGCCAGTGCGGCGGGACAGTCCTCAGCCGGAAGTGTCGCCGCGCCAGCGGGGGCCGCCACAGCGACCGCCGCCGCGCTGAACTCGGTCGGGGTTGTCGCCGTCAGCGCGGTGGCCGGGGTAGCTGGTGCGGGCGCGGCGGCGGGCAATGCCAGTACCACAGCCGCTGCTGGCGCCGGGTCGGCCAGTGCGACCGCGAGCGCACCAACGCCGCGTGCGAATGTCGCCCCCACCGCCAGCGCGGCGACCGCCAGCGGAGCGGGCCTCAACGCGGTCGGGGTTGTCGCGGTGTCCGGGTTCGCTGGTGCCGCTGGGGCGACCGCTGCCGCGCAACCGCCCGGTGGGACGGTCACCGCGACGACGAGTGCGGCGGCAGGTACCGCGACGGCGCCCGCACCCACACCGTCGATCGCCCCCACCGCCAGTACAGCCACCGGCAGCGGGGCAGGTTTGAACGCGGCCGGGGTCGTCGCGGTAGCCGCGCCCGCCGGTGCCGCTGGGGCGACCGCGTCCGCACTGAGCCCAGCACCGTCCATAGCGTCCACTGCGGGGCCCGCGTCGGCGACGGGTGCCGCTCTGACGGCCGCCGCGTCCAGCTCACCCACGGCCACTGTGGCGGCAGCGACCGGGCGCGCCGAGGATCCGACCGCCACGATCACTGCTCACCCCGGTGCGGGTACGGCCACCGCCACCGCGTCGAATCCGGGCCCACTGGTCGCCCCGGTAGCCGGGACCGCATCTGCTACGGGTGAGGCGTTCGACCCACTCACCTCGACCGCGACGGTGACGTTCGCGGTCGCCGGATGCGCGGGCGCCACCGCCAGTGCCGCCAACCCTGGTACGACCGTGACCAGTCTCGCCGGGACCGCTGCGGGCACCGGGACGGCGCCAACACCAGGTGGCGCGGTCAGTACACCGGCCGGGGCGGGAGCAGCCGTCGGTGCCGCCCTGGCGCCTACTGGAAGGGTCGGGGCGCAAGCCGGGGCAGCCACAGTCAACGCGACAGGGAACACGCCCAGCGGAGACAGTGGAGCGCACTCCGGGGTTGCCAGTGCGACCGGCGCCGCACCCACCCCGACCCCACGCGTGCAGGCCGGGGCGAATACTTCTGCCGCGACCGGGACCGCCGAACAACCGGCACCCGCCGTGGCCCCCCGTGCGGGTACGGCAACAGCCAGCGCGACGGCGCGCGATGGGGCACCAACCTCACTGACGAACGCTCTCGCCGGGGTGGCGGGGTCGACCGCTACCGCGCAGCCGCCCGTCTCGGCCGTACGGGCACACGCGGATCTCGCGGCGGCAATCGCCGCCGCACTAGCCGGTGCAGGCAGTGTGGGAGCTAATGCGGCGACCGCGTCCGCCCTGGCGGCGGCATTGGATGCGGTCGCGAAACTCAGTGTCGCCTGGCCGCCCCGCGCGGGCACGATCACGATCACTGGGGTGGCCCGTGGGGTGGTGACGGTGGCGGCGTTGGCCGCCGCTACCGTGACGGTGGAGACCGTCGGGGGCGGAAACATCGACATGATCGAAGTGGCCAGCGGTGACGAGCACGTCACCAGAGTGGCCAGCGGCGCGGGGACGCTGAACTGAGGTGGGGCATGGGGGGTAAACACCGTCTCGGCGACCCCCCGCCACCGCACAAAATCCCTCGACTGGTGTGCATCTACTTCGGTGAACCGTGCGGGGAACCGTCAGCGATCCGGGACTGCCGCACCTGCGGTCGGCAACTCTGCGTCGCCATGCTCATGCTGCCCCTGGTTGAGGCCGGGGAACTCGCCCCCACCTGCCGGGCCTGCAACGGGGACCGCCCCGTCACCATGCACCCCCTGGAGGAGGAATGGTTAACGGAGCGGGGACTCGCCGAGGAGGGCTGGGAGGAGATCAAGGCGATCAACGACAGCCTGAAAGCGCCGGAGATCAACCCGTGACGTGCGTGATGACCTTGCCGGGGTCGTTGAGGTTCACCTCAGGGTGATCGGCCAACCAGGCGGCGCGAACATCAGTGGCGTAGGCCTTGAACGCCTCCCACGAGTACAGGACGCGCGGGGTCGGCGAGTTCACCTTCATAATCGCGACCGGGTCCGGGAAACCGGGACCCACCTTCCACCGGTGCAAAGTCCCCAGGGGGACCTCGGACAGGCGCTGGAGTCCGCGCAGGGAAGTGACCTGACGGCGGACCGCTTCCTCAGCGTCGATCAACGGCAGGTGGCGTAGTTCCTGGTTGACGTCGAACCGGGCGGCGCTGCGCTCGAAGTAGTCGGCGACCTGCTCCGGGGACCAGTAAGGGGTACCGGCGTGGTCGTAGGCGGGGCGGGCGATCTGCCGCAGCACACTGCGGTCCCCGTGCGCGTCGGACAGCATCGCGGTCGTGATGTAGCGCGGCTTCAGCCCGGTTTGGTCGGCGACTTCCTGCAAGGTCAGGGCGTCGTCGGGGACGGGGCCGGTGACGGTGGCGGCGTGCTGGCGCCACCGGGGAAGGCGCGCGTCGGGAGTGTTGTCGACCACGGCGGCAGTCATCCTTTTGCCTCTCGGATGCGGTGGGATTCGTTGGCGGCAGCAAGCCCGGTGAGGAACACGTGCCAGGCTCCGTCGGCGCGCAACATTCCTGTGGTCACTTCAGTATCCCCGGCGTCATCGAGGCGCAGGGAGATCTCCACCATGCCGACGTCGACGACGTCGCCGTAACTCATCACCTTGTCCGAAGCAGTGATCCGCACAGACGCCGACGGCAGATCCACGGTGTCGCGGCGGGCGTAGAGCAGGGGATACCACGCGTGCGGGGCGATGACATGATCATATGCGGGCACGATCAGGGCGTCGGAGTTGGCGGCGGCGAGCACCGCGTCCACCAGGTCACTGATCGAGAAGATGGGCCTGTCACTGCCGTCGATCGTGGGTGCCTCGTCGAGCACTTTTCGGGCCGCCTCGATGGCGGCGGGTTTATCGAACATGAGGTCTCCCCTCGGTAGTCGGAACGCTTAACACTCTACCAGGTAGCGCCAACCGCGCCCGACCACCGAAGGGCAACCTCAGGAACCGTGAACGCTGACCAGTCCGAACGATCTCACCGGCTTGGGCGCCAACCGGCGCGCGGTGCGGGACAGCGGCGACGCCTTGAGTTCCGTAGCCCTCCACGCCTCGTGCTTCTCCCCGAACTGCTGGGACACCGCCCCGTCCTTCATCACGATCAGATACCCGCCCGGGGTCATCGAAAACGGTGCCGTCAACTTCCCCAGGAAGTCGAACGGGCCCACTGTGGCGGCCGGGTCGAACCAGCGGGGCAGCACGAAGTTGCTCACCTGCACCTGGATCCCGGACACCGGCACCGCGTAGGAGTCGGACTCGACCGGGTCACCTACTTCCTTGGCGATCGAGTGCACTCCGTCGACGTCGGAGTAGTCGTTGCAGAACGGGTCGACGAACGTCTCCAGCACCTCATGGGAGAGCACACTGGCCACTGACAGGGGCGCCGTGAGGGCGTTGCCGCCGTGAGTGAGCACGGGGCGGACGAACACTCGGCCGTAGATGATGTCGCCCCGGGCGATGTCGTGCCATCCCAGTGCCCCGGCCTGATCGGAGTCGTCGAAAACACCGATCACCCAGGAGCCGGGAGGGGCGGACGCCTCGGTCGGGGAATAGACGACACCAATCGGATTTTTACCCCATGCCGGTGACGCTTGGTAGCGCAATTGCCACGCTACGGCGCGGACCGCTAATTGAACATCCGGTGTCGACATCAAAGTGCTTCGATTCACTACCGTAATCAGGGTCAACGCGGTACTCCTATTCGAGTGGACGAGCACGCATCTGCACGTGCGCCGATCCCGCACGGGACTCTGGCCGGTGCCGCGCGGGGCTGCCGGTGCACGTGGTGCAAGGTAGCCGCCGACGGCACCAACACCGACGGGACACCCGGGGACAAACCGGTCGTCAGGCAATCACCCGCGCGGGGTTCGGACCCTTCATGGCTAGCGCAGGCATTAGCCCTACCGCCGCCCACACCGCCGCGTCCAACTCGTTCGGCGACGTCTCATCCCCCGGAACCCAGGACGTGAACCCGTCCTCCACCCCCGGAATCCCCCCCACCAAGTGCGCCCGGAGCTGCTCGAACATGCCCGCCACCGGTTCCGCGCGGGTGCGCTTGCCGACACTGGCGTGCACCTTCTTGATCCGGGGCGTGCGCGCCTCGATCTCGGCCGCGACCATCCGCAACATGGTTGTGCACAGGTCCCCGCCCTGGTTGGTTTCGATGACGATCGCATCGGCCGCCCAATCGTCGGCGACCTCGATCGCCCGGCGCGCCCACCGGCGCGGGGTACCACGCATCGTGGAGTCCTGAAAGAAGTACAGGTGCGGGCCCTCCACCAGGGCTTTGCTGCCCAACCAGCCGCGCATCGGCGCGGGACCGAGCCCGGCGACGACAATGCCGCACGCGTCGGAGGACTCCCCAGCGGTGACGCACGGGTCGACGCCGACGACGACACGGCGCAGGATCGGAACATGGTCACCGTCGAGGATGCGGGTGGCCTCGATCAACGCCTGGGTGACCAGCGCCCCCTCGACCTCGTCGAGCATCTCCCCGTCGAGTTCCTGCCGCCCGACGGTGGTGCCCTTGTACCGCAGTTCCATCTCTTTGAGGAATGCGGCGGAGAGGTTCGCTCGGTTCTCGAACGTCGACCCCGTGGTGATCGCGACAGCGGAGTCTTTGCGTTTCGCCCGGTCCAGTAGCTCCCGCAGGACGATCGCCGACCGGCGCGGCGTCGTCGTGATGATCATGCGGGGGTGTTTGCCGATTCGCAGTGCGGGAATCAGCGACTTGTCCCACAGTTCCTTCTGCTCCGGCCCGAATGAGGCGAGTTCATCGCACCACGCGCCGGACAGGTTGTAGCCACGCAACCGGTCCGGCGCGTCCGCACTGGCCAACACGATGCGGGACCCGTTGGTCAAATGAATGACGTAGTCGGACTTGTTGTAGGACTTCAGTTGCGGACCGAGCGCGGTGATCAAACCCGAGGGGCCCTCGGTGCAGATCTTGCGAGCGTCCCCGAACGTCGGGGCGATCACCGCATAGTCGCCCCGGGTGGTCGCCGCCCACTCGGCGAGCATGTTGGAGCCGACGAACGTCTTGCCGAACCCCCGCCCGGCCATGATGATCCAATACAGCCATTCGTCGCCCTTCGGGGGAAGCTGCGACGGGCGCGCCGTCTTACGCCACGGGCGCGCCGGAAGCGGTTCGATCTCCCGCAGCGCGTACAGGCTCGGATGGGCTTCTTCCACCCACGTAGGGACCTCATCGAGGCCCATCGCGCCCCAGTCGACACCGCGCCCGATCATCGGTGGGGCCAACACGTCAGCGGCCGTGGGTGCCGCTGGAATGGATTTGATCAGTGCCGTGGCGGCGGCGAAGATCTCCGCGTCAGCGTCAGCGGCGCCCATGCGGGAATAGGCGCCACGTTGGATGGTCGGCACGACCGCAGGTTAGGCGGGGTGCGACTCCAGAGCGTCGTGACACGCGTCGAGGAGGTCCAACGTCGCGCGACCAACCCCCGGATGCTGCCAGGTGCCGAACGCTTCCGGCGTGATGTCCAGAGGGCTACCCAGGACCGCTTCATAAAATCGGAACGCTGCGCAGTACAACGCCGCGCCCTGGCGGGTAATCGGAAACAACTCCGGCTTTATCGCGAGCACGGCCGGATCGACCTGAATCTCTCTGGTGACAAACGTTGTCGCAGTGCTGTCACCATGGGTCATCAGATGATCTCCCGTCGCCTGGGTGGTTCAGTGGGTTGACCCACAGGGGGTCGTCGAGGTGGTCGAGGAGTTCTTCGAGGTGAGCGACCGACAACACCCACCCGACCAGCGCCCCGGCTTGAGCCCAGCGGCGCATCTCCCCGACTTGCGCTGGTGTCGGAACGTTACCGTCCCGCTTGATCTCCAGCGCGAGGAACCTGCCTTTGAGGCAGGCCAGCACGTCGGGGGTGCCGCGTGTGGACAGCCCGGTCTGGTGTTTGACGATGGCTTTGCCGCCCAGAACCTCGATGTGCTTGATCACCGAGTCCTTCACGGCCGTCTCTGAGACGGGGCGGGCCTTGCGCCGTTTGGACTTCGGGGTCGCCCCCCGGGGCGCGTCGAGGTGCGGGTCGATGGTGAACCCACCCGAGCCGAAAACGATTCCGGTCACGATGCCTCCTGGTGTGAGTTATGACGTGCACGTGCATCCGAGGTTGCACGACGCACCCGGACGACCAGGGTCAGGGCACAGAAGTACAGGTGATTCGGGCCGATGTAGCACCCGATCCACCAGTCGGCGAAGTCGAAGTAGATCTTGACTCGGCTCATCGGACCTGCATTGTCTTCGGGCACAGCTCGGCGCGGGGCACGCTGTTGCGGTTCAGGGGGGCTAGCACCACGCACGACGTGTAAGTACGTGTAAGACCCACGTAGAACTGCCTGATGATGTGATCCCGTGCCCGGCCGCCGCGCGCCCATTCCGCGTACCCAGCGGGGGACAGGTCCGGGGACAGATACACCACGCCCCCCCGTGCGGGGGTGCCGTCAGCCAGCTCGGCGTGACCCACCTGACCGCCCTTCACGGAGTGAATGGTGCCGACCGTGCACAACGGCGGGTCGACCAACGCGGCCGGACCGAACCCGCGCACCACCCGCTCCGGGTAGCGAAGCGAATCCGCTTTCGACGGCAGCACCGCCGACATGAACCACGACAGGTCCGGCCCCAACGCGAGATCCAGATCCTCATCGGACAGGGTGAACAGTCCCTCGACCTGCGCGACATCCAAGGTGGACGCGGGCAGCATCTTCAGGGCCGCTTTCGCCCCACGCGCCAGTCCGGCCTCTTTCACCGACACCAGGTCCGCCCACGCCCGCACGTCGTCCCCCGTCCACAGGCGCGACCGGTCCCCCAACGCCCGCTCATCCATGATCAGATACCGGTAGAGGCGCTCCGCTGCGGTCATGCCGTTGGCGGAGCGCAGCGGATTCCACCGGCCCTCCAATGGCCGGTAGCGGTTGGCGAACGGCACCCCCATCCCCTTCAGGTGCTTGCACAAGGGACGCAGCATGTACTCGCACGACGCGAGGACCATCACCTCCCGCCCGGCGCGGACGTCTTTAGCGATCTGCTCGGCGGTGGCCTCATCAAAAATGGTGGCACTGACGGTGTAGATCTGCCCGTCCTCGTCGCGGGGCCGGTAATCCTTATCCTGGCGGTAAGAGCAGGTTTCGATCCAGGTCTGGGCCACCATGTGAACCGATGCGGGGATCCGCCACGACTGCTCCAGGGGCACGTCGACGACGTCGACACCGAGCTGCGGGCCACCGTCGAGGCCGGTACCCAGCGCGAGGATCGGCTCACAGTTCCCACCGCGCCAATTCATGATCGCCTGGTCGTCGTCGAGGGCGAAGATGGTCCGATCGGCGTAGACACCCCAGGCGAGCACGAGCGCGATCTCCAACGGCGTCATGTCCTGCGCCTCATCAGCGATCAACACCCGGGGGGAGCCCGGCGCCGGTTCCCCGTTCAAAGCCCGCTCCAACGCGACACGGATCATGTCGGTGAAGTCGATGACGTCGGCGGCTTTCTTCCACTCCTCCCACGCGGCGGCGAACCGGCGAACCGCGTTGGGCATGTCGGCGGTCGGCACGAACTGAGACCGAGCCAGGTCGTACTGGGCGAGCAGCCCGTCACCACCACCGTCACCGCCCGGCCCGTCAGGGGCAGTGATGTCCGGGCCGGAGCTGCGGGAGTTGGGGGTGACATACCACTCGCGGATGGCGCGGCTATTCCAGTCGGCGATCACTTTCGATGCGGTGGCGACCTCGAACATGTTGCCCACCACCCGGTAGGCCATAGAGTGCAGGGTGCCCACCTGGTGATCGGGCAGGGGCAGACCCATAGCGGCCAGCGATTTGGCGGCGGTGACGGTGAAGCTGGTCGCCAGTACCGCATCGGGCCCGAGGTCGAGCACGATCTCTTTAATGATCTCTTTCAGGCGGGTGGACTTCCCGGTACCGGGCGGACCGAAGATCCGCTCGACGCGTCCACTGCCCAGCAGGTGGACAGTGGACGCGGTCAAGCCGTCGAGGGGGGAGGTCACAGCGGAACGTCCGTCAGGGGACCGGGGTCGATGCGCAGCTTCGCCCGCGTGGTGCACACGTAGGCGAGCATCGCCGCTTCCCGCGTGAACAACGGCCGTGGATCGTCCTCGGACTCGGAGTCCCGAGGAGCGAAGTCGGCCCCGATGACCACCGAATCCCACTCCCGGCCCTTGGACTTGTGCCCCGTGGAGATCGTGACATCAGCCTTGGACTCGTCAGCGGTCAACCGGTTACCCAGAGACAGGATCTCCTCCGGGCCGTAAAGCTCCACCATGGCCACCAGCACCCGGTAGGACTCCCCATCAGGGTCGTTGGCGACGAAGTTGAGGAACTCATCCCAGGAACGGAACGAGGCGAGGTCCGGGTGGTTCGCTCGGCGCCCAGCCCGCAGGTTGATCGCGGCGCGCGCCAACCGGAGCACGTCACCGATACCGCCGCAGACAGCGACCTTGCGACCGGCCGCGAGTTCCCGCAGGGCAGCGTCCACGATCCCGATGTTGGTCCGGCACAGGATCGCGTCCGGTGCGGTGACCTCACCGATGCTGGAGTCCAGTTTGTCGTAGCCCTCGACCCGCATCTCGGCGTCAAGGAAGTCCAGCCACAGGTTGGCTTGCGCGGCGATCGCGGGCCCGAACCGGAACGATTTGGTGAGACCGAGACGCTGCCAGTCCCAGCGGGCCATGGCGTTGGCGGCACCGCGCCACCCGTAGATCTCCTGGCAGGGGTCGCCGACGGCGATGAGTTGCGCGTGGGTTTGCCGCTCGAACACGTCGGCCATGGCCCGATTAGCGTCCTGCGCCTCATCCAGGAAGATCACCTTGAATTTGCGCAGGGACGGCTTGGATAGCTGCCACAGTTTGAGGTAGATGTCTGGGTTGAACGTGAGTTTGCCGTCGACAGCCGACAGGTCCGCCCACACGCGCCGGGCCAGAGTGATGACCTCGTCAGCCAGTAGGTACGTCTCCTGGGCGGGCAGCCCGGCAGGGAGCGTGACGTGGCAGCGGGCGATCTCGAAGTCGGCGGAAGTGATGAACCGGCCGATGGTGCGGGCAACCAGCTCGGCGAGTTCTTTGCCCTCCAGGACGGGGCTGTCGGTCGCGAAAGTCCAGTCGAAAGGCCGGTAGAGGTTGCAGAATGCTTGGACGTCCTTCACGGGCAGGGCACCCATGCGCGCGTTGCGGACCCGGTTGCCGTACTTGCCGACGGTGCCACCCCAGGCCAGGGAGTGCGCGGTGCGGCATTCGACGTTTTTGGTGAACGATCCCTGTGCGTCGACCTGGATGGCCTTGTTGTAGGCGACATACAGCATGGGGATAGTGGGCCGGTCGGCGCCGAGGAGGCGCAGGGTGGAGGTCTTGCCGGATCCTGCGACGGCGATGACGACGAGGTTGGCGTCCGTGCGGGCGGCGGTGAGGATCGCGACCTGCTGGGCGGTGGGGTCGAACATGGTGTGATCTCCTGCTCAGTGAGTGCGGTTACCGGAACAACGCCAACCCTACCACACAACCTCTTGGGCGTTGCGGGCGCGCAGCATGTCGGCGAACTCCCGCCAGTTCCGCCGCTCGTAGAACCCGCCCAGCAGTACGAATCGGACACCGTGCGGGACACCGCGCAGTTGCGTCGGTTCCCCCACTATGATCACCTGATCTGAGCGCAGCCCCGACTCCCACCGTGCCCAGCCCAACGCATGCCGGTAGTCGAACCCGATCACCGCGATCCGCTCACCCGGCGCCAGCTCGATCACGAACGCGGCACCGGCGCGAACTCGCACCCCACGTGGTACTCGCCAGCAGCAGCGTGCGACCGACACCCCACACCCTTCGCGGTGCACGCCTTACAGATCCCCCACCGCACTGGGATCGGGTTCACCGCGTCGCGTGACCAGCCCCAGATCGAGCTGATGTGCCCGTTCGGATCCTCCCGCCACTCATGGCCACCGGAGTACACCCCGCACGACGGACACGGCAGCCAGAAGTACCCGCCCTGCCACGCCCAATACCGGTGCACCCACCGGGGCAGTCTCAGTCTCACGCGGACTCCTCTGGAGTGTTCCCGGCCGTCACAGGGTCGACCGGGGCATCCTGGGCGCCTACCGGTGTAGGGCCCTCAACATTGTCGGCGTACCACTGCGGGAACACCGCAGCGAGCCAGTCATAGATGGGTGTCGCCACAAAACCATTCGAGTCGTGCACCTGCTCGGACACCTCGGCGTCAGGGTGCGTGGCTGGGTCAGGGTTGGTCATCGGTCCTCCTCGACAACGCCCCCGACTGGTTGGTCATCACAGCCCACAGCAGGGCCAGCAGCACACTGACCCGGCACTCCCGGCACCAATCCGGGTGGTGAATCCTCCCGTCCGGGCCCGACCATGTGACGTGCTGGGTTTCCATGTTCTCAATGAGTCGGTTCAGTACCTCGATGTGTTCATCACGCTCAGCGAGCAACCGTCGGGTCGCCAGTTCATCCACGCCGGGCCGCCATTGCCAGCGCGGCGACCAGCAGGCACCCGTGGTGCAGGGCCTGATCGGCTAAGTACATGCCTTGGGGGAACGGGAACTTCACCGACCCACGGCGCGCGGCGAACGTGAGATCCGCGAACCCCGGTGACCCCGTGGCATCCAGGACGGCCGCGACTGGCCAACGCCGGTCGATGAACGCGTGCGACGCGGCCGAGAGCACCGTGCCTGCCAGCAGTGACCACCGGTTGCAGCGCAGCCCGGTAGCGGCCAGCACAGAACTGACGGCGACGGCTTGCGCAGCCTGGTAGGTGGCGATGTGACCGGCCATCGCGGACCAGTCTTTCGTTTTCCGGTTCGCCTGATGATCAGTTTGAGCAACGTGATCACCCACGTTGTGGGCCGACCACAAAGTCGGCAGGATCACCGCGAACGCCAGGGGGTCAACTCTCATATCGGTTCCTTCCGTTTCGGTACGAAAACAAGATCACAGATCGCGCTGGAGTCCCGGCGCACCATCACCGCGTCACCATCAGCACCTCTTATCGCGCCCGTGCAAACCCATGAGGCGATCCACCAACTGCGCCGGAGTCTCACTGTGGTCAGCGAAAACTTTCATCGCCGTCGCCCCGTGCACCGCACACCACGACATCCCGTGCACCACGACCATGGCGGGAGTCTCGGAGATCTCCAGTGGACCCATCTGGGCGTGACGGCAACCCACGCACACCCAACCGTGCCCACTGGCCGACCACACGGCCCCGTTGACCGGCTCCGCCGGTACCGGCACTGTCATCGCTCACGCTCCCGGGCGATCGCGTTAACGACGGCCTGACCGATGTGCCCGGCACTCTCCTCGCAGGAGAAGAAGTTGACGGAGAAGCCGTCAGCGGCACTGGTCACCGCCACCGTCCCGGACACCCCGTAGATCGCGTAAGAGTCCGGGGAGTACTGGATTTCCCCGCAGGCGTCGCACTCCGCCCGATCAACTTCCACCGTTGAGATCACCATCACGCCGCCCTCCTGGGGTTCCTGAAGAAAGGCAAACCTAAGTCGCAGCGCACGTTGTAGATCTCGCGCCGGACTCGCTCCTGCTCGTGGATCGGACCCATCACGAGCTGCGCCGCCAACTTCACATCGTGCGGCACCGGCATCAGACCGTCACGGCGGAACGTCTGCCACTGGCGCCTGTGACCGAGGACTGCCAGCCCCAGCGCCTTGGAACGAAACGTGAGGTCCTCGTCCCAATGTTCTTCCAACTCCTCACCAATTGCTCCGTAGAGGAAGCCGTTGCACACCTCGATCAGCCACTCGGCCGAGATTTCGCAGTGCTGGCACAGTTTCAGCACTTCCCACCGGCCGTCAGCCAGGCCGGTCGCGCAGTGGTACCGCTCACCACTGGTGATCTTGCGGAGGCAGTCCATGCACTGGTGCTCTTTACGGGCGACCCGGCGACCGGCCCGGAAGTAGTCCCACGGTTCGCAGTACTGAATGCGGCACATCAGGGCGTCACCTCGAACAGGATCATGCTATGCCCTCGGACGTCCTCACCCGCGACGTTGACCTGGCATTCGGCGTTGCCGTGCAGGGTCACGCCGAGGCGCTGGTGACGCCATCCGACGCCGACGATCGGCCGCTCGCAGCCTCCACAGATAGCCTGGGTGATCGGGGTGGCAGCCCGCCATCCCCGGGAGAAGATCACCCGTGTTTTGTCGGCGACCGCCACATCGAGGTTCACCCCGGACTGGCGGGCGGCCAACCGCACGGCCAGCACGATCCGGGCCAGTCCGGCGTCAACGTCACTCCACTGCCCGGGGCGGCGGGCGTACCCCAGCGCGCGCCGTAGGGGCCCGGCGAGGGTCGTGATGTAGTAGCTGGGTGTCTTGTGCGCCAGCACCACCACGCCCCCGTCGTCGACCCCGCGTGCCAACACGCCTTCGAGATCCGTTTCGGGCAGGTAGTGGGCCAGCAGGTAGACGGTGATCAAGGTGTCGGCCAGTTCGCCGCGCAGCTCGTACAGGGACCCGAAGGCCAGGGCCTGATCGAGTTCGTCACCTTCCTCAACCAGGGACAGGTACTGCCGTCCGGGCATCTCCGTCGCGGGGGCTGGGAACTCGGTGCCCACGGCGGTGGCGATGTCGGTGGCGAGTTTGGTCATATTCATGGTGGTCGGGGTCGTCATGAAGGCTCCTCTTCAGGTGGTGGTTTGCGCGACGGTGGCTCCGGAGCCTGCCGTAGGAACGCGATGAACCGCCGGATGGCCGTCGCATCGTGCTCGGACAGGTCACCGGCGGTTACCGCAGCGGCGATCTCCGCATCGTTGCGGTAGATGCAACTGCGCCTACGATCCATGGGTGGCTTCCCGATCGGCGTAAACCTGGTATTCGGCGTAGTCAGCATCGGTCGGATATCCATTGGCCCGGCAGACCTCGCAGTCGCATAGCAGGTCCCGCGCGTGCAGGTGAGCCGACCGCTCTTGCTGCTCGGCATGCTCGGCTGCGCTGGCCGCGCAGTCCTCACCGCAGTACCGGCCGCACGGTCCGGGCACCCCACCGCGCACTTCAGCGTGCAGCCACCCGCCACATTCGATGCATTCATCGGGAGCAATCTGCGCCTGCCCGCAGGCAATGATCGTCACGGCCGCATCGCCACCCATTCGTCGGCGCGGAAGATCGTGTACGCGTCGGGCGGTGCGTCCCCCGGATCCATCCGCCACAACACCCGCACGTAGCCGCTCGGTCCCGCCAGCGGCTGCACCTCCAGCACCACGTGATGCTGCGACCAGCCCGCTGCCCGAATGCGGGAATCAACTTCGGCGTCCCGCGCCCGGCAGGGCTCCTCCGTGATGTGCAGGTCCAAGACGTCGGGGAACGCGCCCCGGCCCGGCTCCTCAGTCATCGTCACCGTGTAGTCGCTCACAGCAGGATCACCCCCGTGGCCACCGACCGGCCATCCGGTCCCGGTGTCGGGATGACCCGCCCGTTCGGAGCGAACACTGGGCAGGACGCGCGCACCTTGCATGACGCGCACCGCTCCCCCGGCCTCGGCAGGAACCCCTGGTCGAACTGGGCGGCCCATGCGGACGCGGCCACCGCGCGGGCCCCGGCCAGGGCCCGCGCGGTGGCGATCACTGACGTCACTGCGACCCGGGCGTTGATCGACGCGATCTCCACCGCCACCCGCGTGGTGTCGAACGTCCGCGCCGCGCACAAGGCACCCACAGCCAACTGCCGGTCACCTGGCAACTCGAAAGCGCGGGGCAGCTCCGAGGACGACTTCCAGTCCCGCACCACCGTCACCCCGTCACGGCGGTACACCACATCCGCCCGACAGGTGATCTCCACCCCATCGACCGTGATCAACATCGGCAGCTCCACACCGAGCACCACATCCCGCGCCTGGGGACCGAGGTGGCGTAGGGCACCAATCACCGCCTCGAATGCCTCATCGGCATCCCAGGAGTTCGCGTGCGCGCCCTGGGCGACCTCGGTGACCGCGTCGGACACCGCCTCGAACAAGCCGCGTCGCACCGCGCCCGGCGTCATCTTGCGGGGATCGCGCCCGTGCTGGTCGAGGAACGCGTACCCGGCCGCGAGCCCGGCGTGGCACATCACACCCCGGTTGTTGACCGCATCCTGCTGTTGCTCGACGTGCGCCCGGTGGGTCAGCCACCACGCGCGGGGGCACTGGTACAGCCGGTGCGCGCTGACACTCCACGCGCTGGTCACGACGTTGCCGCCAGGGAGTCCGCGTCATCCCACTCGTGCGTGTCGGGGTAATTCAGGCCGCCGATGAAGTACACGCCCCGGTGCGGGATCCTCTGCTTCGACTGGTGATCAATGTGATCGCCGTGGTCAGCGTCCAACGCGCACTCGTACCTGCGCCCGGCCAAGGACTTCCAGCGCGGCGTGCCGTCGGGCAGCTTCTCCTCGTGCGGCATGCACGTCGCAGCGCAGCGTGGCCGCGACGGGTCCTCGCGACGCCCGTTGCGGCCATCGGATTCCCATGTCAGGTTGCAGGACTCGCAGTCGAACGCGCCATCGTTGGGGTTGGTCTCCGTCCCGCACAGTGGGCAGTCGGGGGCCCGGAACTCCAGCTCCGGCAGTCTCGGTTCAGCCATTGGCCGTCTCCATTCCAGGTAAGTGAGCGTGACCGGGCGGTGACGCGACCGGGGTCAGCCGACCGCGTCGCCGGAACTCGGCGATCAGGGCCTCGATCACGATGATCTCGTCACCGCAGGACATGGACAGGTCCCGCTCCAGCTCGGCAACCAGTGCCATGAGCACTGTGCGGCGGGCGGTGCGCAGGCGGGCGCGTCTGCTCGCCATCAGATCGCCTCCAACACTTTGAGCAGCGGTTCGATGTCGGCCCACGCGCGCGGCGGGACACCCCGCTTCAGGGGCACCAGGAAGGGCTCGTTGATCCGCAGCCGGGCCTTGCGGTCCTGGGTGACCGCGAACTGGAACGCCCACGTGCGGTCACCCACATTGACCAGGAGGATCTTGTCGCAGTCCGCGAGACCGCCCTCGATGCGACAGATCTTGATCCGGTACGTCATTCCATTGCCACCAGGGCGCCAGTCTCGCCACGCGGTGCGTGCGTGAAACAGGGTCAGTTCCGGGTCGCGGGACAGCCAGTCGTCGATGTGAGCCTGGTGCGCCACCGTGGCCGCCCGGGACCCACCCTGCGACGGGGACGCTTCGATTTCGGTACCGGTCCAACCGCAGGAGCAGGCCACGGTGGTGGCGTAAGCATGGAAACCGCCGTGATGGCGGGCCCCCAAATCGCGGCGGCCGATACGTTCGGTGTGCCCGGCGAGCACGTCACGGCGCTTCACCGAACCACCACCGGCTTGTCGAGGTCCCGGTGTGTGGCGGCGGCGAGTCGCCACGTCGCACACACCGAACGCGCGAGGTGATCGGCGAGCACCACGGAGCGATGCCGCCCTCCAGCGCACCCGATAGCGACCTTCAGCGGCGTGTCGCGTTGCAACGCCATCGGGTACAGGGCGTAGATCGCGATGAGTAGCCCGTTGACCAGCCCGAGCGCGCCGGGGGTGTCCAGGACGCGTTCGATCACCCGCGAATCGAGGCCGGTGAGTTCCCGGAACGCGGGATCGACGTGCGGGTCACGCAGGTGACGCCGGACATCGACGGTGATATCGGCTTCCGGGGGGTCACCGTGGAGGTACCCGAAGGATGTGACGATCACAGTGTTGCTCACTGGTCAGCCCCCGGTGTGGTCTTGGACGCCTCCAGGGCTTCGCGGGCGGTGTAGAACACCGACAGTGGGACGCGCGTGAGGTGATCGCCGGGCTTGGGGTGCTCGACACCCCAGAAGACGAACGTGCCCAGGGGGGTGGCGGCCAGACCTGGGGTGTAAATGCGGGAATGGTCGACCCGAGTGATCGTGGTTTCGATGCCGAACTGGCGGAATACCGCCGACAGTTTCGGGCGGCGGTTCAGTTGCATCATCGCTTCACCCCAGGGGGCACCGGAAGCACCACGCCGGGGCAGCAGCTCCTCCCGGTTCTTGGCGCGGGACAGACCTTCGGGAACCACCCCACCAGGATCCTTGAAACCGACCATCTCCAGTTCCAGGTAGGTCCGCACCCACAGGGGGGTGGTTTCGGGGTGGGCGGCTTCCCACGGGTCGATGACGTCGCGTTGGAAGACGCGGCAGGTTTCGGCGTAAGCTTTCAGGGCTTCGTCCAGTTCATCGCTGGCGCGGTAGGCGTACTTGTCAGCCATCAGGCAACCTCCTATTGGACCGGAACGGGCCTAACCGTACCACACGTTGCCGTCAGGCTACGCCCCGGCGTGAATACGCGCCCCGACGGCGCGAAGCCGACCGCACCGGCGCGGGCTCCGACGACACCGGGCCCTGCGCATCGAAACGGGTCACCACCCGGCCGATGCACTGCGGATGCACCGGCCCGTAGACCGGATGCCGCCACGACGACAGGTGCGCGCACGAAATGCACACACCCATCGGACCGTCATCAACCAGCACCGCCAACCACAGAATCGACTCGATCGGACCCGAGATCTCCACCACCCCGGCATCCCGACCCACCCACGGATGCTCACTCATGCGGCCGGATCACCCGCACGTCGTTGCGCCGATCATCCACATCTCGCTGCTCCGCCCGCAGCAGCGTCGCCGCCCACAACTCCGCACCCAACAACTCCTCCGGCACCCGCACCCACGGTTCGATGTCGTACACCGTGCGCTCCCCCTCAGCCACCGACATGCGGGTGCGCATCTTGCACCGCATCTCCTCCAGGGTGTCCGCGAACGGCACCGCTTTCGGCGGGGAGAACCCCAGGCGGGAGATCGCATCCAGAATGTTGCCCCGAGGCACCCACAGTTCCCCGTCAGCCACCCACGGGTCCCGCGTGGCGACCGCTGTCGTGAAATGCCCCGTGCCCGTCGCATGCCGTACCAGGGACAGAATCCCCGAGGTGACCACCTGCTCCGGGGTGCCCTCAGTGAGTTTGCGGGCCAGCTTGTAGAGCAACTTCAACCCGTTGGGGTCCGACCGCCACGTCCGGGCCAGCTCAGTGAACAAGTTCAGGTCATGCTGGAGGATCTCCGCGACCCGGGTGCGCGCCGACCACGTCGCCTTCGAGTGCCAGCGGGTGCCCTTGATCCGGCCCGGACCCCAGTCCCCACCCTGCACCGCATCGGTCTCCCGACGGAACAGCCACAGGCGCATCTCGTTCTCTTCAGCCATGCGGCGTTCCGCGACCGCGACCACGATCACCTCCCCCGGCAGGCCCAACTGGGCCTCCAACAGCCGGTAGGTGGGCCGTTCGGTATCCGGGGGCGGTTTCGGGGTGGAGTCGTCGAACCCCAGCACCGGTGTTTCCACCGCGTCGGGGTTCACGTCGTGCACGCTGGTCTCCACCGGGGGCACCGACCGCAGAATCGGCCGGGCCGCTGGCTCCGTCTCACCCCCAACAGTGGGGCCGTCAGCGTTGGATTCAGGGGTGCTGTCGCCAACGTCAGTTGGACCCTCGTCGTCCGGGGGGAAGTCGTCGAACGGATCCGGTGGCGGTGGCGGCTCCTCCTCCACCGGGGGCACCGACCGCAGCGGGACGGGACCGGACGCCTGCGCCAGCGCGGCCACCGTCTCCTCACTGGCCTGCTCCGCCGCCGCCAGCTTCGCCGCCTCCACCCGCAGCTCCGCAGCCACCCGGCCCACCGTCGTCCCCAGGTAGGTGGTGCGCCGCGCCGGATTAACCTTGTCGATCTTCTTTCCCGGTGCGCACCGCCGCAAACGGCGGCACATGATGGCCAGGCACACGTCAGCCGGGGTCATTCCCCACTTCAGCATCACCCGCGTCAACGCCATGTCGATCGACGAATCGTCGTTGGCGTACTCGGCGTCGCGTTCCCCCAGCCACAGGGCTTCCAGCTCCGGGGCGATGTTCTGAGCGAAGATGTCGGTCAGCCACGTCGGCTCGTGCTCCGGCAGCGCTTCGGCCTGGGACCACAACGCCGGGAGGTCCACCCCGGCCATCTCACCGGACAGGATCACCGTGTCGTACCGCAGCGGGGCCAGGACCTTCTCCGGCATGAGCACCGCCTGAAAGTCCTCGATGTCATAGACCCGCGACGGCTCGCATTCGAGCATCACCACCGCGCGGTGATCCCCATCGACCTTGGTGTTCACCGAGCCGGGGCAGCGCACCAACCGCGACGGATCCGTCGTCGGATCCACATGCCAGCCACCGCGCTCCCGCGCCCGCACCTGAAACGATTTCACCCACGCCCACGCCAGTTCCTCACCGGCAGCACGGTCCGCGTCGATACGGGTCTCGTCGACGATCGGGGCCCCGTCGTCGTCGACGTCGGTGGCACCGTAGATGAATGGCTCTCGCATCCTCCAATGCGCTTGGATCCCGTGCCCGGTGTTGACCAGCACGGTCGGTGGTAAGCCCACGGACCGGACCAGGGCCAGGGCTGTGGCCATGTCGGGGACCAGGGACATTTTCGATCCGGCGTGCCCGCCCCCGGCGATGTCAATGTCGATCCACAGCCACGCCAAACCGTCCACAGTGGCTTTGGTCAATCTCAGTGGGCGCTTACCCGCTGGGTCGGCGCGGGGACCGCGCGTGAGACCTACCCCGACGTAGACCCCCAGTACCGCATCCCCCTCGGCGGCCTCGGTGATCGCCGACGCGAGGCCACCCGCCGTAGCGGGCAGCCACCGCGTCAACGGTCCCGACGCACCAGACGCAAAATGGGTCAGGGTGAGCTGAAACCCACGGAGCATCTCGCCGTGATCGCCGAGCAGCGCCGCCGCGAAGGCGCGCGCCTGCTCGGCGGGTGTCACGGCCCGTCTTGCCCAGCGTTGTCGAACTCGCCACCCAAACCGTCGTCCTCGGCGGCGGCCTCGCCCCGGGCTTGGCCGGTGGCCAGGTCGATGACGTCAGCGACGGCGAGCAGCTTCTCGAACCCGCGTGAGAACTCCAGGGCGCGAGCGGCCGGGCTACCTGGTGCCGCCCACCCCTTGCTGCGGGGCAGTGCACCCTCCAGGACACCCTTGAGCTGCGGGTGCAGGGTGGCGAACTTCGTGCCGTTTTTCTCCTGCTTGTCCAGGGAGATCCCCAGCTCGAACGCGCTGTAATGCGCCTGGTAGCGCATCGACAGGGCGATCATGAACGCTTTGAGCGGATCCAGGCTCGTCGGCGGTGCCGACACCAGCATCGGCAGCAGCTCACCCGGGCGGCTGACGAACAGCAGACGACGCTCGGCGCACGCCGGGGCCTTCCCGGATCCCCTCGTGGAACTCCCGAACTTGCTCAACGGGCACGTGGAGCACTTACCCCCGGGGTTGAGGTGACCGTTGAGACCATCGAGGGCGTACATGCCCCCGGAGACCGGGAACTTCCCGTCGGCCGACGAGCAGTCCGGGGGCTCACCGGTGAGCGACCCGTCCTCGGTGGGGATCCAGAAAACCCGGGCGGCCTGCCAGAACGCCAGCGTGCCGACCAACTCGGCGGTGATCTCATTCTTGCCGGTGAGCTTGTCCGGGATCTCCCACGTGGTAGACCCGGCCGCTGGCATGGGCACCCGCGTGAGGTCCCGAATCTGCAAACCGTCGTCGCCGATGTTCTCGGCGAGCACATCGGACAGCATGTCGATACCGGCGCCTTCGATCAGCCCCGGATACCTATCATGATCAACAATCTCGAGGCCGCCCAAACCAGTCGGGACAGCCACCGTGCCAGAACCTGCCATGAAACACTCCTCCCGTTGCCCCCGCCGACCCTGATGCCGGACAGGGATTTCACCACCACCAACTCACGCGGGGAGCGTTCAGCTTGCCCGCGTGAGACATCATCGAGCGGCAGACTCGCCGCTGAGCACCGAAGACCGGGCGCCCCCCGCCAGCTTCGCCGCCCGCGACGGACGCGGGCTCGTAAACGCGATCGCCCACCGGTTCCACCCGACCAGCACCTTGGCCACATTCGGGGGCAGTGGCTCGCCGTTCTCCTCCAGGCGACGCGCCCACGCCGAGATCTGCGACGCGTTGTAACCCTCCGGCTGCACCAACTCGTCGAGCCGGTCAGCGCGCAGCGCGGCGGCCACATCAGCGGCCGTGACGTCCTCATTGACCTTGCGCAGCCACAACGTCGCCCGCGCCGTCGCCCGGCGCCCATCAAGATCAAGGGAAGTCACCCCGGCCGCCGCGTACTGCTCCACCAACTCATCCTCGGCAGCGTCGATCAGCGCACCCAGTTCCTTAGTGCGCCGCTCGGAGTCCTTCTTCGCGGACTTCCACTCGTCGAGCTGGCGCACCAACGCGGGATCAACCTCGACGACACGCTCCCCGGTCTCCGGGACACTCGGTGCGTCAGCGGGCGCCACCTCCAGCGGCGGTAGACCCTTCGCGCGGCGGTAGTCGGGGTCGGTGAGCAGCCGCAGCTTGTGGTCACCGAACGATGTGGGGTTGGCGATAGCACCCATCGGGGCCTCCTCGTAACTGTGCGAACCGGAACGGAGGCCAGCCTACCACACTAAGTAGCGACTGGCACCCGGGGTTGCACGGGCCAACACCCGCGCGCCGTGGACTCCGCACGATCAGCGGCGGCAGGCAGGCCTGCGATCCACTCCAATGCCTCCTCGCGGGTCAACTCCCCCGCGTGATGCCGCTCCCACGTCTTCGCGATCGCCTTCGGAGTCCGCCAATACGCGGCCAGCCCGAGCTGCCCCTGCTCATGCCAGAGCACCTGAGCATCATGCAAACCCCGGGCGTTATCCGAGGCGACCAACGCGCGGGCGTGACGCTCCTCCGGGTCAACCTTGCCCCAGCGCGGGCGCGGCCACTGACCGCGCATCGACCGCAGCACCATCTTGTACGCCAACCGGCCAGCCGCCTCACAGTCGGCCAGCGCATCATGCGCGTCCCGCAGATCCACCCCGTAATGCCGGGCCGTGTCCTTGAGCCGCCGCGACCCCTTACGCCACTTGTCCAGACGTTTATCGAGCAGCAGAGTGTCCACCGCAGGGCCACCGATCGACAGTCGCCCCAAATCGAGGTGACGGCCGAACTCACGATCCAACACCGTGAGGTCGTAGCAGACGTTCGCCCCGATCAGCACCACATCATCACGCCACGCACCCAACGCGGCCTTGATCTCGATCAACACCTCGGTGATCGGGCGACCCTCCGCGCGAGCCCGCTCCGTGGAGATCTCGTGCACCGCCACCGCACCGGCCGGGATCTCCCTACGCGGCTGCGCCAGCCACGATCTGCGGTGAGAATCCTGTCCAGGCCGGACGTGCACCACAGCGGCCTGGATGATGAACGCCTCACTGGGCTCCGGCGCGTCAGTCTCCAAATCGAGCAGCAGCAGCTCGCGCCCGATCCAATGATCGGCCATCACCGGGGCCGCCGACGGTAGTACGCGGCATCGGCGCACGACGCGAAATGCGACCGGTGCAGGCCCCCGTCGCGCTTGCGCCACAACTCCCGCTCCGCCGACGGAACCACCTCCACCCGCAGGATCTCGTCACGCCAGTACAGGCGAAGCATGCCGTCGGCGTGCGGTTCAGCATCCACCGGCATCGACCGGTTCCGCTCCGTCTTCGCGAAGACAACCTTCGCGTGACACCTCGGTGACGTGCACCGCGTCACGTTGACCAACACCGTCACGTTGCCCTCCCGATCAGCCGGAACATGTCAGAGCATACCGCGCTAGCCCGACAGCCCTAGAACCCCTCCAAGCCAGCCAGAGCCAGCATCCCCGCCTGCTCATCCAGCTCCCGCTCAGCGGGCGCACGCGGCGGCTGCGGCTGACCCATCAACCACTTCGGCAACGACACCGGCTCCCCCGCGATCTCCCCCGGCGCCGGTTCAATCACCGGAAGATCCTCCGAATCCCGCTCCGCCGTCCCGTGAAGGTAAGCGTTCACGCACGAGGACACCACATCCTCCCGCCGAGCCAACGCCGTATACACGTCAGCATCCACGGTGTTGTTCGCGATCAAATAAACGTAAAGCACCTGACGGGTCTGACCCGGGCGGCACGACCGCGCCAACGACTGCTGGTACAACCACAATTCATACCCGCACGAATAGTAGACGTTGATCCGGGCACGAGTGAAATCGACACCCACCCCACCCGAAGCGATCTGCGCCCCCAACACGTCACACTCCGGGTGCATTTTCGCGTCCACATCCAAACCGTCCTTACGGGAACCCGACACCTCCCGGTACCGCAAGCCCGCTTTCCCACACAATCCCGCGATCGCATCCAAATCAGTGCGGAACCGACAGAACACCACCACCGGCTCCGGACGGGACCGGCCATCATGGCCACCCTTACGGCACCCCACCCGCTCCAACACATTGCCCAACGCCGCCACCTTCGCTGTGGACACCACAGCCGGATTCCGGTCATCATCGACCACCGTGCCCCCCGTGACCTGAGCGAACCGCAACAACTCCACCCCCGCGTTCGCCGGGGCCACCGTGCGCTCATCCCCCACCGGGGTCGGATTACCACCCGCCGCGACCACCGCATCCGAGATCTCCGCCAAACCCACATCCCGGATCGAGTCATACACGCGGCGCGCGGCCGGTTCCAAATCAAACGACTCAATCACATGCGACGCCACCGGCAACTTCAGGTCCACCACCGGAATGTAGGTGATCGAATGGAACCGCTGAGAGAACTCGATCTTCTCATCCTCTTTAATGTCCTTCGGGAACTCGTTACCGTCCCGATCCCGGCCATACACCACATACTTGGCGTTGAAACGGGTCACGTTCGTCCCGAACACCGACGGATCCAAGGCCCGGAACTCCCCATAAACATCCCACGGACCCTGCGGCATCAACGTCCCCGACAAACCCCACCGCAGTGGCACCGCATTCACCCACGAGAACGCCGTCATCGACGCGCCACCACCAGCAGCCTTCAACCGGTGGCACTCGTCATACACCACCGCCTGAACCTTCAGCACCGACAAATCAGCCGACGCCACCGGATCCCGCACCATCGCCTCATACCCGATCGCCGCCAAATGCGCCCGACCGCACCCGCACACCATCAAGTCCTCAATCAACTTCCACCGGTCCGCCAACGAAATCTTGCGAGGCTGACCATTGCGGGTGCGCGGGACACGCAACGTGTGCCACTTCCGAGTCGAGTGCAGGCGCAACTCACGCGGAAACACCCCGAACGTCGCCACCGGCGCCACCAACAGTGTCCGATCCACCTCCCGGGCATTCAGGGCACCAATCGCCATCAACGTCTTCCCCGTGCCCATCCCCGCACCGATCGCCGCCACCGACGACCCGTGCATGAACCCGATACCGCGCTTCTGGTGATCCCACGGGTCCGTCGTCAGCCACTGATGCCACGGCAGGCGCGGCAACGGCAGGGACTCATCCGCCGCCAACACCCGGCGCTCCTCCCGGCCCGCCGCCTCACGCGCCAACGCGACCACCGTCGGGGACACCGACGCCCCCGCATCCACCAGGATCGACAGGAGTAGCTCCGCGTTACCCGGTGTCGCGGGCATCGTCCACGCCTTCAGCTTCCTACCCCACCACTGCGCCCCCGGAATGTCCTTGATCGACTCATGCCACGGGTACACCTCCCGCGCCGCCAACCGGCCCCGCCTATCAATCCCCACCTGCGGTAAACCAGCCATCACCAACCCCCCATCTGTCGAAACTCCACCCGCCGCGCAGCCCGCAGCACGTCATCGGACAGCAACCGGCACAACGACCCCCGCAGCATCCCGACCACCTCGGCCTCACGCCAGCCCATCGCCCGGCCGTAGGCCACCACCGCCTCCAACGTGGTGCGCATCGACGTCATCGCCACCACACACGCCGGGTCGACCGCCATCGCCGCCGTCTCCGGTTGCGACATCAAACGTTCCGTCGTCAACGCGGCCACCAACTCCCGGGCACTGCGCTCATCACCGGTCACCGACGCCCCGCATGCCACAAAAGATCAACCATGAACAGCACCCGATCTCGCGATCTCCGGCGCGCTCACCGAGTGCACTCCGGGCACGGCGCCACAGGATGCGACCGCGACCCCGGACGGTGCGGAATCAACACCTTGCGTCCCAACTCAGCGGTCAGCTCATAGTGCACCGCGACCCCCCTCAGGTCATCGCATAGCCAGCACGGTGGTCGCCGTGTGCTCGGCGCGTTCATTCCGCAGCCCACAACGCGATCATCGCGGCCAACTCCGCCCGAACCAGAGCCAACTCCACGTCAAGCACCGACCGGGTCGCCTGCACAATCGCCGCCGTGTAGTGATCCCGCACATCGGTCGACACATGCGTCAACAACGCCATATGCTCTCTACGCGCCCGGATCGCCACCAACACCTCCGGCTGCGAATCCAAATACGCGCGGGCGATCGCCACCCGCTTCGCCGTCTCCGGGTCGAAACTCACCGCCGCCTCCGCACCCGCCGGGATCACCGCCACCGCGTCAGCGGGGATATCCCGGAAGAACTCCTCCGCCCCCGCCCGATCGGCCGCCGTCAAATAGCTGCGAACCTCATCGTTCATCGTGACCCACCATCCCCCCTCGCAACGCCAGATTCGAGCACCCCGGGTCGCGATGCGACTTCTCATGCCACCAGTTCGTGTTACCGATATCGGAACCCGGTGGCAGGCTGCACGACCAGTAAAGCGCGCCGGGCTCGATCGGATCCGTGCACCTACTGCACGCATGCCGCAGGCGAGCCCGGCGCTGGCAGTGAATCGTCACCCCGGCAAACAACTCAACACTTCAGAATCGTCGATCTCCCCATACAGCACCCACCGCAACGCGGTCTGCACACCCTGCGCCGTCTCATCATCATCGACAGTGATCGACGAAAACCGCATCGACATCTGCTCCACCTCAAGCTGACTTCGCACGAGAACCCACCTCCCGCTCCACATGCGACGCGATCTGTTGCAACGTGAACTCCTGCGACTCATACATGTTCACCACATTCCACAACCACTCCACACCATAAATCTTGTAGATCTTCGCAGCGTCCCGGTGCAAGTACGCTGTCCCCGTCCGCAACCCCCGCACCGACCCCACCGAATACCAGCCGTTCGGATCGAACTCATCCCACAGGAACCCCACCGCGCAATACCGGCACTTCCCGTACGACTTCACTCGCCACGCCTGAAACACCTGATCATCCTGCGAGGCCATTCGCATCCGACGAACCCACCGTGTCGTCAAATCACCCATACCCACCAGATACACGATCGGCACATCCGACGACATGGCCAGCATGCGATCATCCGCACTCGACGACTCCGCCGCCCGCACCCGACGGCGCGCACCCGTCAACGCACCCACCACACCGAAACTGATCTGCCGCCCCGCCATCACCGCAGCCACCTGCGCTGTCGGCGACGTATCCCCGAACATCAACCGGGACACCACCGACTGAGGTTTACCCCCCGGTGCCACCGGGGCCGGGCCCGAACCACCCAACAACATCTGCGACCACACGCTCCGGTACGGGGCACCCAACACCGCACCCCGCGACGTCACCTGCGCAGCCGGAACACCAGCGATCCGACCCAACAGCGACACCCGGCGCGCCCCGACAGGCGCAGCGACCGGCGTAGTCACGGTCGTCGACGAACCCAACACACGGGCCCCCGCGCGAGCCAGCACACCCCGCTGCGGCAAAGCCTCAGCCGGACCGAACAGCAGGCGCGACGCACCACGCGCCAACACGCCCTGACCGCCCCGAGACGACTCCACCGACATCGGTGTGAGCATCGCCGGTGCCGGTGCGCCACCGGCCGCCACAGCCTCAGCGGCGGCCACCGCAGCGGGATCCGGGGAACTCGCCCCGAACGTCGACGCCAACAGTGACGCCCGACGCTGCGTGCCATCGGGGTACGCCCCCACCGCGACCGTCGAATCCGTTACCGCCCGAAAACGCCCCAGTCGACCAAACCCGCCACCCACCGTGCTCAACAACCCCCCGGGAAGCGAGCCCACACCGGGCACGGGCAACCCCGACACCGATGCGCCCCGACCTCGCGCGCACAGCACCACCACCCCCGCCAACACCAGCAGGGGCAGCAAGCCAGCCCCGATCGCCACGGAAGCCCCGAACAGCGACACCGTCAGGGCATACAGCACATACCCGACCAGAGACACCGCGCCACCCACAGCCAACACGCCAGCAGTCACCGCGCTGTAAAACACGTAATCACTACCCGTACGCACCGCGTGATCCGACGGCACGAAATCATCCACCGGCTCCGGTGCCCGCACAGGGGCAGGCACCGACACCGGCTCCACCCGCAGCGGCGTGTCCGCCACCAGGGCCTCACCGAACATCTCCGCAGGCGTGTCCGGGATATCCGCCAACAGTGCCCGCAAATCCGCGTCACTGAGATCCAGCGGAACACCCGCCCGCGTCTCCTCTACCGGCTCATCCACACTCACTACCTCCCAATTCGTCGACACCATCACGCAACGCGCGAATC